CAGTGATATTGAGGCCCAACGCAGCCAACAACTCGAGTGGACCACGATGTTAGGCGGGATTGGTGTACAAGTTTCTCAGCGCGATCCGCATATGCAGCATTTTCAGACCCTGGTTCCGGCAGTAGCCGATCACCTCAAAATCGCGAGCCAGATGCCGCCTATCCAGGTGCCCAAAGATTTACTCCAGGCATGTAAACTGGGAGCAACCCATTGCGAAGCCCACTTACAAGCGCTACTGCAACAAGGCGCAAACCAAAGACAGCTCAAGCCCCAGATCTTGCAGATAAAAGATCTAGAAAAAATGCTAAACGAACTGGTGCAAAAGATTACCCAGGCCGAGATGCAGGCCGCGCAAGCCCAGATGATGGGACAACAAAACGCGGGGCTAGCCGGGATGGCGGCCGGGGGTGGTCCAGGGGGTGGGGGTCCGCCGCCTCCGGGCGTCTCAGGCCCAATGGGTATCCCCCTGGGCCACGGGATGCCGGGACTCGGCGGTGGTGGCGCCAATGGTAGCCAAATGCCGGTAGGAGCGGGAGCAGGCCCATGACGCCTCCAGGACTTTCATGGAGCGCCGGGGAGGCAGCAGGCGTAAACGAGTTTCTAAATTCGCCTCTGGGCCGTAAATGGCTGGGGGTGCTTTTAACCCGTAAACCGCGCATCGATATGCTTAATACCGAGCGAGCGGCGCTCACTGGCGTGTACGCTGCCGGATACGAATCCTTCTTTGCCGAGATCGCCCAGACTCGGGTAGCTGCAACCCCGGAGAGCGCTAGTATGAAGCCTATCGATCCAACGAAAGACTAGAGTCTTATGGCCGATAACCCCCCGATCTCAACCGAGTCCCCTGAAACCGTCACGGTCGACACGGGCGCGAGCAAGGAATCGATCAGCGATCTAAACGCCCAGTTCGCTGACTTCTGGGAAAAAGAAGACGCTAAACCCAGTAGCGACGCGCCAGAGGCCCCAACTGAAGCAGAGCCAAAGGGCGCGGCCCAGGAGACCAAGACCGAGCCTGCGCCTAAGCCGGTTGAACCGCCAATTAAACCGGTCGAACCGCTAAGTAAACCGCTTGAACCGCCAAGTAAACCGCCTGCACGCGAGGTCACCGACGACGAGATCGAGCGGATGCAGTTGCCGCCGGGGCAAAAGCAGGAGGTGCTCGACAACTTCAAGAATTTTAAGGAGCTGTGGAAAGTCGACCGGGCCAGGGCTAAAACCGAGGCTGAGCGGGCTAACAAATTAGCGGCTGACCTCGAGGAGGCAAAGCGCAACTCGTTAACCCCGGAGCTTAAAGCCGATTACGAACATGCCGCCGCGATCCGACGCAAATTCGATTACGTCAGTGACCCGGAATTTATCCAGAAATATCATGCGCCCATCCGGAGCCGGTACGAACAAGTCTTAGCCGAAGCGGTTAATGCCTTGCCTGACCGGGGCGCAGCTCAAGCCTGGGCCCAGCATATCGCCCAGAACTACCAGCCTGAACAGCTAGACCGGCAATGGTGGCTCCACTCGGTCATCGAGAAGGTGCCTGATCCCCTGGACCGGCAAGCGCTTCTGGGCAGCGTGACCGAACTGCTAAAGCTTCAGAAAGATCGGGATAACGAGATCACCCGGGCAACCGGCGACAAGAGCGCGTTTGACAATTGGATCCAGGAAAAGACCACGCACACGGCGCAACGTGTCCAGGAAGAGATAATGGCTGAAATCGGGGAGCAGGAAAAACGGATCCAGGAAGTGTTGCCTCTCGATGTCGAGAAAGCTAAGACCGCTGACGAGCGCGCAGCGATCGAGGCTCATAACGAGCGCTTTAAAACCTTGAACGGCTTTTTCGTCCAGACCATGCAAGACCTGAGTAAGAACGGTCCCCGCGCCTGGGTACGCGCGAGCGTGGAAGCCACCCGGGCAGCGCTCTTAGATGGCCAGTATAAAGAGATGCAAAATGAACTAAAGAGCGTCAAAGCCGAGCGCGACCAATTTAAAGCAGAACTGGATAAGATCGCCGGAGCTCGGCGTAAGATCAGCCAGACCAGCGGCACCCCGCCTGCGCCAGCTGCCGGAAGCAAGAAAAATGGCACCGGCCTTTCGATTCACGATCTGGATGTCCGCAAAGCAATGAATGACTACGACTGGGGAGACACATGATTACAACAGATGCCGCAGCTTTAGAGGCCCGGTACGGCGGCAAAGGCCCGGTACCGCCCCCGCCCAAAGAAGCCGAATTATATGCCCCTGGGATGGGGATCGCGCCTCCAACCGGTGGCCAGGGCCAGATACCCAAAGGCCAGGAAGTGCCTGAGGGCGTCATAATCCAGCAAATTGTCGGCCGGGGTCAACCGGCGCCCTCAATAGCGATCGTGCCGCCTAAGGTCACCGGCGGGCCGCCAGAGCCATCTATGGCCGTGATGCCGCCTCAGGCCACTAACCGGACTTCGATCGGCACCTTTATTGAGCAGACGCCGCTGACACAACCAGTGACAGGCGCGCCGCCAAAAATCAGTACCACGGTCTCTAACCCCTTAACCTCGAGTCCGTTAAGTCCCCCCTCCGGTGTGACAACTCCACCGACTGAAACCGCGCCGCCCCCTAAGCCTAAGCCCAAAAAGCTGGATCTAGCCCAGGCGCTCTTAGATCACATGTGGGAGCTGGGTGGGGAGGATAGCGAAGCCTGCCAGAAGTTTTATGATCGTAGTCCGGCTACGCTTAAAAACTGGATGAGAAACCCGGCCGCGATCCCGCTCCAGGCAGTACTAAAATTCCTGGCTAAACGCCCTGGGGTAGCAGAAACCATCGCTGAAGAACTGGAGCCCCATTTCGCGCTCCATGACGGGGGTAACGGCACCCAAAGCTTACCTAACCGAGGTAAAACCAGTGTCGTAGTCTGTTCCCCGATCCTGGGCCAGCCAACCCTGCCGTTCATGTGGGCAATGGTGTACCTGGCCAAAAAGTACGAGCTGGGCTTTGACGTCCACTGCGACACGGTGATCCACCGCAGTCGCAACTCCTTAGCAAAACGTTTTCTAGCTTCTAGCGCGACCTGGAGCCTGTGGATAGACGCGGATATGGTGGTGCCGATCGCTAACGGCGAATGGTTTAAATGGGTGACCGGCGGCTCGGTACTGACTGAGGAACAATGCCGCTATGATGTGCTCTCACGCCTGACCGGCCACGGTAAAGCCGTAGTGGGCGGGGTATACGCCAGCCGTAGGTACAAGGGGCAACTGGTAATCCAGCCCGAGATCCGCCCCCGGAGCCACCAGGATAAACTCCTGTGTAACGAGATCCGGCGCGGGACAGCGCACGGGCTTTATGACGTGGACTGGATCGGGTTTGGTTGCGCCCTGGTCCACCGGGAAGTGTTCCTGGAACTTCAGCGCCGGTTCCCTGATCTCGCTCCCCAGGCTGAACATTTGCCCTGGCGCTTTTTCCAGCCCGAGGGCGACGAGGGCGAGGACGAAGCCTTCTGTAAACGGGTCAAAGCGTGCAACATCCCCATAAACCTTGATACGGAGCTAGTGTGCGGGCATGTCGGCAATATGGCCTTTATGCCCGACCATACCCAGCAGATCGCAGCTATATGATTGTGAATCCAGAAAGCATGCTTTTCCGCGAAGAAGACGTCATGCGGACCCCGGAAGGCTGGTGGGTCTTAAAGCATGACAGCCATCTGTCCCGCTGGGTTGAACAGGCTAAACGCCTGGACCATGATCAGCCGGTCTTGCAAAAGCTCCTGCCTTATATCAAGGAAGGCTCGCTCGTGTACGATCTAGGGGCAGCGATCGGGGATCACACCATCTTTTATCTAAACGCAGTCGGGCCACGCGGGACCGTAGTCGCTTATGAACCGCACCCGACCCAGTATGAATGCCTCCGGCGCAACTGTCACAGAGCATTGTGTCTGCCTTATGCCGTGGGCGAGATTGAAGACGAGGTCTGGCTTTTCCATGAGCCAGATGTGGTGGCGGGCTCGCGGCTGATCGATCCGGCTCGCCAATGGCCAATGAGCCGACATCGCCAGGTCGTCATTGATAACACCTCCCTGGCCGGACCGGTCTCACTCATGAAGATCGATATCGAGGGAAGCGAAGTGAGGGCGCTACGCGGGGCGACTGAGACCATCCTTCGTGACCGGCCGACAATCTGGATCGAGATTAACCCGACCGCCCTGGAGCGTCAGAATTCTTCTACTCGAGAACTGCGCCATGTCTTAGAGGATGAACTCCATTACCAGGTCCAGGAATTTTATCCGCCCGGAAGTGGCTGGGACGGGAACGGGGTCCAAGCTAATGGCGACATAGCCCAATGTGATGCACTCCTGATATCAAAATGACATCACCGCGCACCGACATACTCTTAAAGACTTGGTGGAACGATCTGGCGTTTTGTTCTTACGCCTTGCATTTCCTGGAGAAGAATTGGGTTGAGCCGAACTCAAACATCATTGTCTTAGCCGACAACAATTGTTACCCGGTCATTAAAGACTGGGGTTTCAGCGAACGGGTAAAATACTATTACGTTGCTCCCTGGCCGGACGGGAACCAGTTCCAGGTCTACTTGACGTTCCTGGCCGACCATTTCTCAGATGCGGATCTAATCTGTGTTATGGATTCGGATTGCATGCTGCTCGAGCCCATGCGCGCCAGCGACAAGATGGTAGAGGGTAAACCGATCCTTTGTTACGAGCCCCTGGAGGACATGGTTAAAAACCCTGGCCGGACCCTGGCCGCCAACCTCTGGTTTCCGATCATGGAGCATTGGTTGGGCGAACGCCCCCAGGCCGATTATATGAGCCGGTTTCCTTTTATTTACTGGACCGATACCATCCGGGCCGTGCGCCGCCTAGTCACCAACAAGACAAGGATCGGGTTCCTGGAAGCCCTTTACTCCGATGCCCCTTTTAAGCCCGAGACCTTTGTGCAACATCCCTTCAAGATGTGCGAACACAATGTGCTCGGCTTTTACGCTCAGCTTCATGAGCCGGAGCGCTACCACTTTCAACCGGTCAGTAAACAGGAATGGCCGGTGCATCAATATCATTCCTGGACTCAGTGGAGCCTGGAGACACAAGCCCAGCTCGATAAACTGCTAGGCAGATGATGGAAAGATTCTGGTCTAAGGTGACGATCGAGGGACTCGATGACTGTTGGGAATGGCAGGCAGCGAAAGACTCAAAGGGCTACGGAGCTTTTCAGGTCGGTACTTGGCGCGCCAAGAAACTAGAAGGAGCCCACAGGATGGCTTGGATCCTCACTTTCGGACCCATCCCAGAGGGTCAGTGGGTCTTGCATAGCTGCGATAATCCGGCTTGCTGCAACCCAAGGCATCTCTTCCTGGGCGATGTCCTTATCAATAATCAGGATATGGGACTAAAGGGCCGTGCCAAAAATGGCAATACACGACTGACGCCAGAACGAGCCAACGAAATCCGGGCACGGTACATTCCATTCCAACGTGGCTATAAAAAGCTAGCAAAGGAATATGGGCTTAGCTGGTTGCACATTCGCTCAATCATCAAGGAAAGAATCTGGTAATGATTAGTTTGTGCTTGCAGTGCAGTCCGCTTGACATGGATGCAGCCATTGAGCTGGTCCAGTTGATCTGCGAGATCGAGCATAAGCGTCGAGAGAACACTGAATTTTTCCTCATTTATCGAAAAGATTGCCCATCGTGGCTTGAGAAGGAGTTCGAAAAGCTAGCCGGTCGTCATTTTGGCCGAGTTGCCGCTAGGCAGGCGCGCAACTATGACACCGGCTGGCCGTAACTGGGTGGCTGCAATATGCTGGCGGCGAGCGCTTTTATCGAGATGACTATCCTCTTACGGGAAGGCTGGTGCCAGAACTCGGGTTTCCTGCTTTTTGAGCCCGATTGTGTGCCATTGGCCCGCAATTGGCTGGACCGGCTAAGCGCCGAATGGGACCGGGTATGCGCCCTGGGTAAAGAAGCCTTTGGCCATTGGCATGACTTAGGTCATCCCCCGCCTGATACCGGACTCCATCTAAACGGGAACGCGGTCTTCCGGACCAGTTTCTTCGATGAGCATTCGACCTGGATTGTCGGCCCGGGTACCGTGGGTTGGGATTACTGGTTCCGGGATAAATTCCTGCCGATCTCAGTCGATTCGAACCTGATCAGCCAGCAGTGGAACCGGCACGGGATCAGCCAAGAGGAACTAGCCAGTCTGACCAAGAACGGGGAGCGTCCTGTCTTCTTTCACGGTATTAAAACGCCGGACGCCAGAAACCACGCCCGAAACCTCATTTTCGGCATACCGGCAAAAATGGCCACCTAAGTCGTTGGAAATCAGCCGAATTTTCGGCGGCGCGCCGATACCGCAACGTTGCGCATAGTGATACATGTCAACAAATCGGCATGCCCGTAGAACGCGCGAGAATGCCCCAGGATGCGCTACGTTGCGCATTAATATAAAGCATCTGCTCGCTTTGCCGACGCGCCAAATCCAATCCTAGCGCGTTTAAAGGCCATGTTTTTGGATGACACTTCAACAATTGATTAGCCGTCAACATGGGGTTGTGAAATGTCATCAAAGCCGAAAGGCTCTTGCCTTTTTGGCGCACCTGTAGTTTGATTTGGATCGCAGATCCGGTTCCCCCTGCCGAATGGGAAACCAAGGCCCGCCACCGGGGCTTGTTTCGGGTGTGTTCGTTCTAACCCTCTCTCTCCAACGGAACACTCATGCCCTGCCTGCGGGCTCTTCGCAGGTGAAAGGAAACAAGCAATATCGGTGACTGTATCGTAACTCCCGTTCAGGCAACAGATTTCGCCAACCGGGACAATAACAGACTAGTCGGTCAAATTACGACGCTCATCATGCGTCGAGCCGTTTATAATGACTGTTTGGATGGCGGTGTATTCGAAAATGCGATTAGTGATCAACAACGCAATGTGGTCGTTGAACGCCCAATTCTGGGCCAGTCCTTGGTACTCCCAGAGTACATCAACGACACAGATTCCTGCGGCACCTTCGGGCAAATTGCCCAAGTCGGGACGACTGAGTACATCACCCGGCTAGGAACTCTGCGCGGTCGCGGTCCAAAAGTCTGTGTAAAACAGATGCGATCGGCATTCCAGAATTCGTACGTCGCGGTCCAAGACAGCCTAAGTAAGCAACTCCTCTATCTGGCAAATTGCGACGTTCGTAGCCAGCTGTTCCTGCACTCTGGCTTCAAAGTCAAAATCAATCAGGGGAGGACGTTCGAAGCGATGGTCAATGGCGATGTCCAGATGATCGATGTGCCTGTCAATGATTCGACCCCGCCGGACGCCAACCTGACCTTTAGCTTTCTCCAGTACTTGCTCGTGTTCGCTCACGAGACACTCTTGTGCGAGAGCTTCGAGAGCGAGAAGGGCACCGTCGCTAAATTCATCGGCAGCCAGAACCAGCTCAACGTGTTTCGTGACGAGCTGAATGTTCACCAGGATTTGCAATACCTGACGACCGGCCGTTACGAGATTGGTAATGAAAGTTTAACAGGGTACTCGTGGGAGGGACCTTACCGGGGGATCGCTTTCGGTATCGACCAGCAACCACTGCGTTTTAACACGTTCACCGTGTTGAATGGTCAACTAATTCCTCAATTTATTGAGCCCGAGATCGCAGTTCCCGTTACGACTGGTTTCGGGGCCCGGACTAACCCGGCCTGGCTCTATGCCCAGTACGAGGTGGGGTTCCTCATGTTCGCGAATTCCTTCCGGCGCCTGGTTCCGGAGCAATATTTGGGAGTCGGAGATTGGAAATTTCCAGCCCAATTCGCCCAAGGAGAGCTTGAATTTACCGTTATTCGCGATAACGACTGTAACACCTATGGCGACTACGGATACCATATTTACCAGATGATCCGTGCATACCGCCCGGAACGGCCGCATGCGGTGATTCCGATCCTTTATAAGCGTTGCAACCCAACGTTCAACTTCCTGACTTGCCCGAGCTACCCCGGCACTGCCAGCGGTTACTCGATGTAAGCCTGTAAGCCTTCCACCGGGAGGGGCCGATTCTGTAGCGCTGCACTCTAAATTTAACCAGAGAGGATAGCTTCTAGTAGCAGCTAATGAATGCGCGCTAGAGATCGGTCCCTCAAACCTCCCTCATGCATAAACCGATCGATCTGGGCCAGAAGTACGACGACCTGATCTCCCAGGCTTCGTCCTTGGCCGACAAGGACAGGGTCCATTACCCGGATTTCCACATCCCCGAGACCGAGGATACCCGGCTCTTGGAGATGCCTGATGAAGGCGAGGCCACCATCAAGTTCAAGGTGGTCAGCCGCCATCACTCTGAGAGTAACCGGAACGGAAAAAAGGAGCGGCGCTGCTCGCTCACGATTGAGGTCTGCAAGATCGATTTCGAGGACAAACCTAAGAAGAAAAACGGAAACGGCTACGGCGACGGCGCCCGCCAGAGTTTCAAGGACTACTTCAAGGACAAATGAATGTCATCATCCTGCTCATCATACTGGTTAGCCTTCTATGCCTGACTATTGGGCCGAGCTTCGGGGTAGCCATAGGCCGAGGGTTCTGGGTCTTCCTTTTTATCGCGCTGATCGTTGCCGTCATCCTGGTCTTAATCCCCATGGTCGGTTCTTTTGGGAGCCACTGAAGTGATTGTCGTTAGCGATGTAATCGATCAAGTGGGCCGGGTACTGGGTACCTGTGATCCCTCCTATACCTATGACGTCCTAACCCGAGCGGTCGAACTATTGGCCAATAAGCCCACCCAGACCAACGTGGTCTGGGATCCGCTCATCATCTACGTCGATCTGCCGATCGTGAACGGCTATTACGTGTGTCTGCCGCCCCACGTTCAAAAGCCGATCAAGATCAATATCAACCGGCAACCCGCCTTCACCAGAAACCAGTTCTTCGAGTTCTCCATGAACGGCCCAGGCACCGCTGACCCGGAAGCAGGCTGGAGCTGGCAGGATCGGGGCTGGAAAGCGCTACAATCGCCCTGGCCGACCGGCGGCGCGCCTGTCCTAATCACCTCCACTAATCCGGCCGACAACAACGTCGAGATCCAGCTTAACGTCTATAGAGAGAACCAATCCACCCATTGGATCAGTGTGTTTGTCGGGGTTCCGGGCCCCATGATCTGGGGCATCTACGAAGCCTCTAAGCCGGTCACCCAGGGCACTCTGCACGTTTACTCTAATACCTTCATCCTGGAGTCCAGCCTGATGGCTTTCTGGGCCCCAAGCACGCTTTATCCCTGGTTTGAATGGATCAAGCTCAGTCAATCGGGCGTCAGCTGCAAAATCCTGGCTCGCAGACGCACCTACAAACTCACTCTTCCCACCGATGTCATCCCGCTTTCCAACCGCCAAGCCGTCATCACAGCCTGCGTCGCCATCAAGGCTTACGACACCCTCAACTGGGACGACGGCGCGACCGCCGAGCAAAACGCACTCCGATTTCTGGACGAGGATCAAGGTGCTCGGAACCTATTCCAACGCGTTAGCAACATTGCTGAAACGACTCCGACGCTGAACCTGACGATCAACACCCGCGACTCGATTATCGCGGCTGATCTATACGATTTTGCTTGTGACGTCTTTGGCCCCATCGGCCAGACCAAAATCTTTGATCGCATGACCGAGGCGGTCGAGTTGCTAGCGAACCTTTCCAACTGGGATCCGCTGATTGGCTACGTCGATATCGCCACCTTCGATTCCTTCTATGTGACTCTGCCCCAGTACGTTGACCAGATCCTGGCAATCAATGTGAATCACTCGACCGGATTCTTCAGAAACCAGTGGTTCGAATTTCACATGAACGGCCTGGGCCAGGACAACGATAACGCGGACGCCGTAGGTTCTAACCGCCCTTGTGGCGGGTGGGAAGAAGTCGGGGAAATGCCCTGCGCGTTCCCTCTGGCAGCTGCTTCGTACCTGGTAGCCGCCCCGCTTAGCGGCGTCGATAACGGCACGGTTATCCGGGTCTGGGGCATTGATATCAACGATTTACCGATTTACGGCCCGGACGGAAACCTGGGAGTGCCAATAACTTGTGAGCAAAACAGTTTTGATATTAGTGGCCAGGCACTCCCCTTTAAACGGGTAGACCGGATCGCGATCGAGGGTAGCCCGCAATCTTTTATCCAGCTTTTCGCGACCGATGGCACCCAATACCTACAGAATCTAGGCACGTTCTGGCCCAATATCGCTGAGCCTAAATTCCGCGTAATCAAGATCGGTCAGAAAGCCGTTACGGTGCGTATGCGCTACCGGAAACGCTGGGTCAAGATCAGCTCGCTCACTGATCCGCTCCATATGCGCTCGCGCTCCGCTCTGATGAACGCCATGCGCTCAATCCAGACCGGGATCCAGGATGCGCAAGGAGCAGCGCTCTTACTCCAAAGCGCTAAAGACCTCCTGAACAAGGAATGGCGCACTAACCACCCCAACGACAGCCTGGGCTTGCAAGTCGATGCCACTATCTGGGGGGCAAGTTTTATCCAAATGCCGTGAAGCGCTATGGGTGGCCAAAATCTACAGTTCATTGCAGACGGTCAATGGACCGGCGGCGTGGACTCTCTGCTTTACCCGACCGATCTGGCGCCCAATACTTACGCCTGGGGCGTCAACACCATTAACCGGGGCGGCGTGGCTCAGACCCGGCCAGCTAAACGCCGGGTAAAAAGCTTCTGCGGCCGTCACGCCCAGGGACATTTCTGGGTCAGGACTATCGATGACCGCAACTACGAGATGGTGGCTATCGACGGCAAAATCTATTGGGCCCCGTACCCTTTCACCGATTGGACCCAACTAGATGGGGTGACTTTCCGTTCCGATGCGCGCCGGATCTGGTTCGTCAACGGCGAGCAGGCCATCGAATACGACAGCAATAATTTCATCAAGGTCCTGCCCCAGCCAAAGAATATCGTGCTCATGCAGGACGGCGTATCGAGCCCTTGCTACTGGGATACGAGCGATTTCTCCAGCGGGGTTGTCGATAAAAATTATGTGACCGGCAGCCCGGTTAAACCAATACCGATCGGCACCGCCATGGTCTGGCAGGATAACCGTGTCTGGGTCGCAGTCGGTAACCTGGTCTTTGCCAGTGACCTGCTCTATCCCCAATCTTTCCAGGAAGAAACCTATCTCGCAGAACAAACCGGGTTTCGGTTCCCTCGAGCGGTCGTAAACCTCTGGTGCGCTCCGTTCCAGGGCGTAATCGTCTTTACCGAGTCCTCGATGCACACGCTCCAGAGCTATATCCAGGACCGGACCCAGTGGCAGACAACCCAGGGTTTCCAGACCGATGTGAACCTGGAGATCGGACTAATCGCGCCCTGGGGCATCGCCTATCTGCACGGGATGATCTGGTTTTTGACGGCCCGGGGCCTGATCTCCTTTGACCGGGCCCTGACCCAGAACCTGACGACAGTGATTCTCACTGCCGATGGAGAGATGCAGCGCTCTAAATATCTGGCGGCGGCCGATATCACCGGAGCCTGTTTAGGGGTCTTTGAAAATGTGCTCATGGTCGGCTGGCCCGCTAGCTATCCTCTTAACCGGCATACCTGGATCATGGATGCCGGGATCGCTGAGAAACTCAATAACACCGCCGGAATGTGTTGGAGTGGCGTCTGGGTCGGTTCTTACCCGGTCCAGTTTACCTCCCCTATCGTCAAGGGCACCCAGCATAACTACGAGCTGGCTTACAGCAGCGGATATCTCCTTTTGCAGGATGGGGAAAGCCCCTCACCCCAGCCAGAGACTGATCTACCGCCTCAGGCTTATATCCACCTGTACGAAAATTACATGCCCAACCAGATCTCAGAGGTTGAGACCTCGATTGCCTGCTCCTTTGAGACCCGGGCATTTGTCTTAGCCACTGACGATTATTACCGGTTCGTTTTCGCTGAGATCATGCTGGTGAACCTGAAGGGAATCGTCCCGATCCAGGTCTTTGTCACCGGGCTAGGCGGGAATTATCAGCCCCTGTTTTCCACTACGTTACGAGCCGATATCGGCCCCTGGGGCAACCCGGACGCTCTAACTAAGCTTTACTACGTTGCCCAGGGCAGGACCACCGAGTTTGAGAATTACCGGCGCCAAGTCCGGCATTTGCGCACCCAGGAATTCGTAGTCCACGAAAGCCCGGACGAAGCGGCTTGCACCGAGATCGGGCGGCTGGACGGGATCGATAAAGGCTTTCAGATCATGATCCAATGGCAGGGTCGGCTGGGGATACGCTCGCTAAAGTTCTTTTACGATCGCCAGCTCCAGAGCCCCCAAGGCTTCTGCACGCCTGATGAGACTAACACCCCGCACATCGTTGTGGAGGCAACCGCGTAATGCCAGTCCCACAAAGCCAGATCAGTGCGCTCCTTAGCAGCAATCAATTTCCCCCTTACGCTTTTACGAGCCCGGTGGGTAAAGGCGATGTTTTAATCGCATTTCTGACTTCAGCTACCACCGCAACGGTAGCCACGGGTTGCACTGACACTTTAGGCAACACTTACCAGCCGATTGCCGCTATTGCTACAGGGGGCAAGAGCCTGGCCGCCTGGGGCACAACCTCTAAAGCCGCCGGAGCTTGCACGGTCACTTTCGCGACCGATTTAGCGCGCGGTTATCAGATCGGCCTCTTGGATATCACAGGCTACGATTTTACCCTTGATGGGTCAGCCTTAACCAATACTACCCCGGCAGGTGCGGCCCAGTCGCTGACTGCGGTATTACCAACCGGTTACAGCGATGACTTGATAATCTCAGCGATTCGAACGGCTGGCGGCGTCAGCACTGGGCCGCCGTCGCCCTGGAACTGGCTAACCAACGCTAATCAGGCCCAGGCTTACCTCTTAAACCCCGGCTATTTCGGCAATTTCCAGGCGAGGTTCGTGTGCGGCTCCAATTCGAACCAGATGATTTTCGCGCTCACTAAAACCCGGGCCCCAGGCACGGCCCCAGTGGAACTGATTTCAGGTGGCTAATTATGAGCACCAGCACAACAACCACCCCGCCATTCCCTCAGGTCAATTTGACCCTCCAGACCGGGATGCCGCCGATTTATCACACCCGCTCGCGCGAGCTTAACTATGACGTCCTAATCACCCAGCCCAATTTCCAGTCCAACCCATTCGGTCCGCAGCTCCTCCTTATCTCCCGGCCCGAGCACCACTGGTAAAAATGCCTACCCCCGCTATTCAGATCCCGCTTACGATCGCGATTGCGCCTTTCCCGGAAGGGTTCAAGGGCGACATGGACGAAACTTTCCAGCAAGCCGTCCAGCTCATGACCGGCTATATCGAGGGCAACTTTTTGCTGGGCTTAATTTTGCCACCGGGTTCAGACCTGCCCACCAGTGACCAGGGCCCGATCGCCATGGATGGCGTCTGGTATTTCTGGAATACCGCAACCGGCGAATACGAGCCGCAGATGTTCCCGGTTAAGACCATCAAGAATTACGTCAAGAATTGCGTTTACCAGGTGCAACAGACCGGTGCCGCCATTGCTGTGCCGGCCGGCGGGGGACCCGCTTACGACATGAGCTTTGCTCAAGCCAATCTCGTTAACATTTTGGCTATCTCCTCGATTAACGGTCCGGCGGCAGGCCCCAACAATGATAACATCCCTACCGCCATCAATTATACGGTCGGACCCGGGGTGGTAACTACTCTGCTAGCCACCGATCTTTACTCGCACGAGCATCTCTTCGAAGGCTCAGACATCGTGGCTCTCCGGGGGCAGAAGATGTCCTTATCTTTTTGGGCCTATGGCACTACCCCGGGCACTTATTCGGTCTACCTGGCTAGCAGCGGACGCGACGAGAGTTACACCGCCGCTTTTACCCTGACAACGGCCAATCAGTGGACCTGGATCACGGTCCCTGCTATTCCCGCCTTCCCTAGCGGCGGTACCTGGCACTTTGGCGAAGGAGTAACCGGGCTCTACGTAGGATTCCCTTTTGGGGTCGGCGCCAACTTCCGGATCACCAGCGGCAACCTTAATAAATGGCTAGGGGGCCTAAACGCTGGCACTAGCCAGAACCTGAACTTGCTGGCAACCGCCGGGAACGCTTTAGCGATCACCGGGATCAAGCTAGAAGCCAGCCTTAGCCCAACCTATCTCTCGGTCCCAGCGTTCGCAGACGATCTGGAGATCCTGACTCGCTACTATTTCACGACCTTCGCTTATCAATCGTCAACTTTCGGCGCACCGGTCCAGTTTTTCGCTTCCCAGGATAATAATTGGGCTGCCACCTTTATTTTCCCTCGCCGGATGGCGCTCCTGCATCCGGTGGTCACTCCGTACAGTTACCAGACCCAGGCGGCCGGGTTGGTGACTGATATGTTCACCAACTTTGATATCCTGATCCCGAACTTAGCGGCGAGCAGACGGGGTATCACCGACTCCGGCGGCGCGGTCATTAATACCAGCGGCACCTTAAATAGCACTACGACTATTACCCTGGTGGCTACCCCCGGGATCGACGTCGGTGCTGGGGTAAGCGGGAACGGTATTCCGACCGGGGCCACGGTCGTTAAAATTCTCTCGTCGACTTCGCTGACTATTTCGGCGGCTGCCACCATCAGCCAGGCGAATGTCGGGCTGACCTTCACTAATTTTCCGCCCGTCCTGACTACCAGTGGCACCACCTCCCTGATTACCACTACGGGCGATATTAATAATGGCTCGGTCACGATCACTCTTGAGGGCGTTAGCTCCGGCATCGTAGTAGGAGCACCGGTCACCGGGGCCGGGATCCCGGTCGGAGCCACGGTCGCGAGCGCTCCGACTGGCGGCGTGACCGTTAACACCACTGGCACCATCGATGGGAGTACCAAGATCAGTAACATCCCGAGCGCGGATATTGCCAATATCACGGTCGGCATGGAGGCGGTCGGCAACGGGATCGGGGCGGGAACCACCGTGGTCCAGGTTAACACAGGGGCAAACTCTGTGATTCTAAGCGGCTTTACGCACGGCCTAGCGATCGGGGTAGCGCTCACTTTCTCGATGGATAAGACCATCACGATTTCAGTCGCGGCTACCGGGACAGCTCTGGCGGTCGGCCTCACTTTCGGCACCAAGAAGATTACGGCCATTCCGGACACTACCCAGATCAAGCCCGGGATGCCGGTTAGCGGGCTAGGGATCCTGCCCGGGGCGACCGTCGCGACCGTTGACTCAAAAACCCAGGTGACTCTTTCAGGATTTGTGAACGCGGCCGGGACCGCTGTGGTGCTTGTCTTCGGGGCAGGCATCTCCAGAGGGGATTTGTTATGGGCCATCATCACAGCAGACGGAAGACTAACATGAACTCCCCAGACTCTGATAAAGCCGGTATTTCACTGATTCGCTGTGAAAACGAGAAAGATTTGCAGCACTGGAACCTGGACCAGATGGCGCGCGAGCTGACCGGGAAAGAGCTGTTGCGCATGTTCCCGATCTACCTCGTGTTTTATCACGGCCAGCTGCGCGGCTACGCTCATACGATCCCGCAACTGGTAGTCTACCCGGCGCTTCATCCCGATAAGATGAGCCCGCGCGTCTTCCTGAAATTAACCCGGAGTCTGATTACCGAGTTTAAGCGCATGACGGGGAACCCCTTGTTCCTGTTATGCGAAAAAGCCGAGGCGCTCGGCCCGAAAAACCTGAGGCGGATCCGGCTCAAACGAGCACCTGAAACCGCCTACATCTACGACGAGGAGGTAAACTAATGGGCGGTGGTGGTGGCGGCGGCGGTTCAACTCAGTTTAAAGCGCAAGGCGCGCCCCCGGGCTTTGATTATCAATCGGGAATGGGGCTCAACCAGCTGGCTATCGGGGGTGACATATCCTCTTACGCGTTAAGTGACGCAGACTTTGCTAACCGGTATCCGGCACTACAGAACGCCTACAACCAATGGCAGTCCAATCTCGGTCAGCAGACTGGGGCGGTTGGTGCGGGCACCGCTGGCCAGCAGGCTATCATGTCGGGCCTGGCTAACACGATCGCTGGTCGCCAAGGAGTCACCAATACCGCCGATATCCAGGGGATCCGTAACGCGGCCCAGACAGTGAATCAAGCCGTTCAGCCTATGTATAACCTGGGATCAACCCAGGCCGGACTCGCTCAGCCTCTGATCGGTATGGGCCAGCAACAGGCAGGGCTTGGCGGCCAAATCGCAGGTCTAGGAGGGCAATTAGCCGGAAGCGCCCAGATCCCCTATCAATTAGGGCAACAACTCTTGCAGCAACCCATGGACCCCCAGGTCCAGCAACAGATGATGCTCGCGGGCCTGGGCTCGAGCGCCGGAGCACTGGGAGCAGCATCCTTAGGCCAGGGCATGGCTGGGCAAGCTGCTGCTGCCCGTCAGCTGGGCCTTAACACCATCCAGTACGGGATGCAGCGCCGGGGTGAAGCGATGGGCGACATTAACCAGTACGCTTCTATGCTCGGCCAGGCAGGCCAGCTCCAGGGTCTGGGCGCTCAAACGATCGGGGCCGGTGGCCAGACCATCGGTCTAGGCGGCCAGCAACTCCAGGGAGCCGGTCAGCTCTACCAGGGAGGCGCAAACGTAGGAAGCTTAGGCGGCCAGCTCTACGGGCAAGCCCAAGGAGCTACCGAACAGATGGCCATGGATACCGCCCAGATGGCTAATATCTATGGCAACCTGCAAAATCAGCAGGCCCAAAATCTCATGCTGAACATGCAGACTGCCGGTCAACTATTTCAAAAGCGCCCATTCGGATTAGGGGGCACCAACCTGGCCCAAACAGAACTGGGGCAGGCCGGAGCCTATAACAGTTTTCAACAAGCCAATTACGCCACCATGAATGGGATTGCATTTAATCAGGCCCAAATAAATGCGCAACAACAGCAGTTAGCAGCCCAGCAGCAAGCGGGCATGGTCTCAGCGGGAGTGGGAGCAGCAGGAGCCGTCGCATCGGCAGCAGCAGCGGCGGCGGCCATAAGCTGCTGGGTGGCTAGGAGGTGCTACGGAGCAGATAACCCTCGCTGGGTGATGTTCCGAAGCTGGCTCTACTCGAAGCGCTGCCCGTGGCTACTAAGGGCGCTCTACCTGAAATTCGGACGCTGGGTAGCGGACAATATATTGCGCTCCTCACGAGCGGAACGCTTGTGCGGCCTTATCAGGCTGGCCATGGACAGAGCCATCTATGACCGAGTCCTTATTGCTGAATTCTTCAGAGCCTCAACCATATGACCCGCAAAGAACTACGTGAAGCAACCGCCCAGGCAGTCAATGCGGTAACGCGCACAGACTTGCTTAAGGACTTCGGCATTTCCAGGGTAGCGGATCTGACCGGGTTAGATGCGGTGGGTCTGCCGGTCCATAGCTGCGTGCGGGCGCTTTCGGAGACCGTCTCCATTCACTCTGGCAAGGGACTCGCCCCAGCTTATTCCCGGTGCGGCGCGATCATGGAAGCAATCGAGTTCCATGCAGGGGAACATCCCTATGGCGCCTTCCGGATCGCTCGAGCCGCTGAACTACCCCAAGCAGAGCGCTTAGCACTGGAGGACTGTTTCCCCACCCGGTCTAGTGTCTTAAGTGAGCTGACCCCGATCGCCTGGGAAGAAGCAACTAACATTCAGAACGGCGTAGTTAAGTTAGTTCCGAGCGACCTGCTCTGGTTAGTCACCAGAATTAAAGGTCAAGCCCTGATGTATGTTCAGATGGGTTCTAATGGGTTAGCCAGCGGGGGCTCAGTCCAAGACGCAATCCTGGCCGGTCTGTACGAAGTAATCGAGCGGGATGCCTGGACGCTGAACCAGTTCCTCCTGGACAGCGGAATGCTCCTTACCCGAACCCCGCTAGGGACCGTATCAGAGAAGATAGAGAGCTGTATTCGCAAGATCGAGTCCGCCGATCTGCGCCTGCACCTTTTCGATATCACTACCGATTACAATATCCCGGTATTTTCGGCCATTATCCTGGACTTAAGCGGCCGCTGTGCCGGTACATTCGGCGGCTACGGCGCCCACCTGAACGCCGAGGTAGCGGCTATCCGCGCTATCACCGAGGCAGCCCAGGCGAGGTGCTGTTACATATCAGGCGCGCGCGATGATTTGTTCCGGCGGCAGTTCTTGTTAATGAAGCGCATGAATCAAGCCAAGTTGCATGAGCTGTTTCAGGAGCTGCCCGTTGGATCACCCCTGTCTGATTACCGCACCGTTTCTTTCCCGGATGTTAAAAACGAATTGCGTTACCTGCTTAAGCTAATCAGGGGCTACGGCATCTCGGAGGTCTTCGTTAAAGAGATGGGTTCGTACCTAGACGGCGCGGTTCACGTGGTGCGCGTGTTCTCGCCCCAGTGCGAGCCGTTCCGGTTCGACCATTGGCGACCTGGCCTGCGATGCCTTTCTTACGCGGAACGCAAAATCAAAGCACTGTCCGAAAAGGCGGTTTTAAATGAGTGAGAAAGTCCTAGTCTATCTGGGCCCTTCGCTGCCTATAACACGGGCACGCGAGATCCTTCCTGAGGCAATCTACCGTCGACCTGCCCGACAAGGGGACATCGTCACCGACGTAGTTAACCTGAATCCTACGCATATCCTTCTGGTGGATGGTTCGTTCAGGGAAAATTTATCCCCCTGGCATAAGGAGATCGTCTATGCGCTCCAGTATCCGGGCGTCAAGGCCATCTATGGCGCGGCATCGATGGGCGCTTTACGCGCATCGGAGTTGGATTGGCTGGGAATGATCGGTGTGGGCCAGATCTACGAATGGTATCGAGACGGTGTAACCGAAGATGACGGGGAGGTGGCTGTTTCGTATGCTGAATTACCCAGTGGAGACTATAAATGTTTCACTGTTCCATTGGTCGATATCAGGGCCGGGGTCAACGCAGTCAAAGATAACAAGGCCGAAGCGTTCCTTGCCGCAGCGCAGAAGATCAATTACACAGAGCGGACTAAGGAGGTCTGTGAACAGCTTTGGGGTGGTCCCGATTTCCCGCTCATACCTCAGAAGGCCATTGACGCTACTGCGCTCCTGGAAAATTTCCGCGAACTGAAACCAGAGCCCAAGCTTAAGCCCACTCCAGACCACCTCTCCCGTTTTTTCCAGGCGCTCTATGAACGGGATCGCAGGATTGAGGTCAACGACGAACCGATTCCCCAACAGCACATCGACGCTTACGTGCTGCTTCACCACCCCGAGTATGAGCGGATCTGCTGGGACAGCTCTAACCAGGAACTGGCGCTGATGCTTTGCGATCTGCTGCTAGTGACCGTCTCGATTGAGGAAGTCGAGCGCGAGAATATCCGGTTCCAACAGCGCAGCGGTATCGAAACCCCGGGCGAGTTTTCCTCTTACCTTTCAGCTAATGGCTGGACCCAGGGCGAGTACAACCGGCTGATTATCCAGAATGCTCGCATCCGCAAATTACAACATAGTAATACCGTGGCTAAGATGTACCGGCGCAATAGCCAGCAAATCATTGATTATTTGCGCACCCATCAAGCCTTTGATTACTGGGCGACCCAAGCGGTTACAACTGAAAAGAAGATCAAAGAGAGCGGCGTTGACGATTGGCTCAGCGTTAACCTCGAGCGAGGCGCTTTTGAAATACTAACTGAGCATTTTGAACGTGAGGGGCTAGAACTGCACTGCAATCCGGAAGAATACCTCCTGGATACCGGTTTCAGCAACTGCATCGAGCTAGGGGTAGCCTTAGAAAGACTTAACGCGGCAAAGGAGTCAACCCATGGCAGCTAGTTTTAGCGATTGGAACAGCGTTGCGAGCACCTTCGGGCCGGGTGTAGCGCAGGCGTTACAAGCCCAGAATGTTCCCTTGGACCAGGTCGGCACCTTCATCAGTAGTATTGCTCCCACCATTGCCCAGGGCGCCAACAACCAAAATGATCCGAGTAATCTAGCGGGGCTGATTAATGCGCGGGGCGGAACGAATCTAGCGGGGCTCAATGCGCAGGGCAGCGGTGGTAATAGCCAAGGCGGCAGCACAAATTCGCCCTACGGTGTGGGCGGTCCCGATGCTGGACTAACCAATCTGGGTGCAGCTGGTCTTAGCGCGGTAGGACTGGGTCGCTATGGCGGTTACCCGGTCTACAACCCAATCCCGAGCGGCCAGGCCAGCATTGGCGGGGTTCAAAACGTGGGTTCACCCACCTTCGGCCCATTCCAGCCCGGTTTCCTGAAGGCCGGTCCCGGTTCCGAGGGACCCCAGATGCCGGGAGTCTTCCAGGCTGCCACACCGCTACCCCCGAGCGGGGGCGGGACTCCTCAACCCCTCGCTTCTGGCGGGGTGGATTATGTGCCTTATCAGCCTGGACAAGCTTTTGCCAGGGTACACGCACCCGCCGCGCCAGGAGCGCCACCTGCTGTACCCATTACCCAGCCAGGCCAGCCTCCCGCCGCACCAGATTTTTTGTCGGCTCACACCAACGCATTAGCCGATGCTGGTAAGGCCATATTTGCTCATTTTGGCGGTGACCCCAGTTCCGCTACGCCTGCGGATATCGCAGACTTTCACAGCCAACTACAAAGCGCGATTGCAGGAGGGCCGCCAATAAAGATGCGCTCTGGTGGGTTAGTACCCCCAGTTGGAATGGACTCCGGAGGTTATGTGGGCGATGACCAGCCTGAAGAGGCTCGCAGAAGGGCTCTCTCTCTGGCAGGCATTAATGCCACAAACCCAGGACCGGCTGGCCAGAGTTACGCCGACCGAACCCAGTCTTTACAAGTTGGGCCTCCAACCCCAACCACTCCGCAGGCACCGCAAACGACCGGAGGAGTGGCCACTGCTTCACCATCAATTGACGCAGCGAATGCCGCTAATACCTCGTGGAGCGGAGGGCAAAATCCTAGAGTCCAAGCGGCTGGCGTAATTGGCGGGCTAGCCTCAGGCTTAACGGCTGCCGCCCAGCAATACGCCCAGTCAGTTAAACCGTGGCAGATGCAGACATCAGCGATCCCGGCTCCACCTCCCGCGAAAGAAGTGACGTTAAACCAGTCCCAATCACAGCGTGGAGAAGGGCAACAGGAAAATCCAAACGACCTCTATTACAGATTGCGCATGGAAGGCTTGGTCTAGAACCGCAACATGTCATAACACAGAAAGAAGAGGGTTAGTACCATCGCAGCCCCCGAAACCCAAAGGCAGGCGGTAAACGTTCCGTATACCTTCACCCCCAGTCAATATCACCCTCAATACGTCCAAGTGCCAACAGAAGCAGGTGCGCTGTGGGCGGGGGTTGGTAAGACCGCAATGGAAGCGGCTAACCAACTCATGAGTTCGCCTATAAACCCGCTGGTGCGGGAGCAGATGAAAGAGGGGGTACAGAGGGCGCAACTCGGTGAGGCGGCAATGAAGCATGCGGCCGCGAATAAAAACTGGCTCTATGGTACCGTCGCAGAGACTCCTCAAGGTGCGACCATGGTTGCTCCTATAACGCAGCCAGTCACGCAACAGGCCGCGCAAAATATAGACACCACTGGCGACGGCAGTGACAATAAAACAGTAACGAAGCCGAACCCGACTATAACTCGTACTGGTAAGAATACGGGGGTAGACGAAAACGGTCAGCCATACTACGAGGCAAAACCTGGGAGCAATCAGTGGACATCGGGAACACCCCCGCAACCTCCCCCGAAGGATCCTAGCGCAGGGATGGCGCAGGGAGGTCTAGTGCGAGGTTATGATGCCGGAGGAACTGTAAGCTCTGAGTCTAAATCGGACGCTGCTCCTCTAAATCAAATGGCGCTAGAGCGCCAGGCAGCGGGTCTGGGCACACGCATGTTCTTGAACCCTTCCACGGGTAACTATGAACCGACGCAGGCGCAGGAACCACCGCCCCAAGTCAACCCGCCGCAACAAGGCGGCTCCATCTGGAGTCCGGCACGGCGACCAACGCCCTTAGCGCCCCCGGCACCGGATAACCAAGCGCCGCAACAAGCTCAAGCAGCCCCGCCCCCGCCTGAAGCAAGTGCGCTGGCTCATTGGCAAGATCAGAACGTTCATCCGGTTATTGCGCCAAAAGCGGTACTGGATGCTTTCAGGACTAATGTCAGTACCGCTGCCCAGGACGCTACCTATTTGTCCGGTGGCGGCATTAAGGGCGAACCCGCCTGGGTTATCAACCTGAAGGGCGGCGGCTCGACCACGATATCCGCCTCGCAGTTAGCAGCAACACCGTGGGGTCGGGCATTAATGACTAACCACAATGCCAGCGAGGTATTAGAGCAGCAGAGCAACGCACAACAACCACAGGGCAACGGACAACAACCACCTAGCAGCCAGCAGGGTCCGGTTTGGTCGCCTTTTGGCAATCAGGTCCCCTTTCCGGCGAGTGCCCCTGCTCCTCCGGTCCCCCAGCAACCGAACCCGGCTCAGCGTTACCCGACAATCGCCCAAGACCAAACAGGGCCGCCAGCGGCTCCTGGGGCCTATAATCCTGCTCCATATCAAATGCCGCAGGGACCCACTGTTAGTCAGACAGGCGCGGTAAACCCTGCATTAATGGCTGGCGGTAGTAATCAGCAGGCGGTAGAGGGCGCGAAAGCAGCAGCTGATGCTCAAAAGGAGAACGCCTCAGCGGAAACATTGAATGCTGATGCGAATTCCGCTCACCCTATTTTCAATTGGCAAACAGATGAGAAGGGCAAGGTTTATACGTCGCTTCCTGAGGATGCAGCACACCCATTTTTAGAACGGCGCTTCTACAAAGGCTCTAGTGGATTTGTACCGGGACAAGGGAGTCCAGAGGACTTGCGTAAGCAACAACTGCTTGAGGAATACGCTGGGCCCGGTGGCCCACCGATCCCAGACGGTATAACCATGAATTATGACACAATCAAGAACTCTAGCCCAGAGTGGCAGGACTTGTGGCTCCGGCACGCCAGGTTTTACAAGCTCCATCCCAATGCTCCTGACCCGACAGGCCCTCAAGCAATTGGACTTCAGAACGCAGCAAATTCTATCAAGGACGCGCAGCAAATTGAAGATAAGATCTTATGGCTAAAGGAGAATAAGATACCTCTGAGTACTATTTCCCAAGATGAAATGGTCCGGAGCAAGGAAGCTGCCTGGGCGCAGGCAGCATATCAGCCTGGGATGCCAAGCTGGGCGCAGTCCTGGGGACACGATTTCTGGGACTTCCTGGCCAAAAAAGGGCCGGTAAATAAGTTCGCGGATTCGCTGGCGCAGGACATGGTAAATCTAAACACTCACTTGGGGAAAACACCAGGAGGCACATACGAGGGCATCGCAGCGACGCCGAAGCAGGAAGAGTTGGGTGGTACTATTCCGTTTACTAATATAGACCTCTCGGTACCGAGAGGAACGAATGTGAGCACTATCAATCCTCTAAATAAAATTACCCAAGGGGGTAATGATTATGATACGGCTCTGGCTGGCATCAGAGAGGTTAAAAACAACGCTATAGCTGATTACAAACGCTACAATGACGAGTTAACCAAGGGCGGTTCTCGCATCCCAGAAACGGATCTGAAAAATCTGAGCAACTTAACGGATTCAACAAAGGGCTACATAGAGGATGAAAACAATAGGATGAGGGACAAGAATCGCAATCTAGTAAATAACATCGGGATACCGCCGCAAAGGAAGTGGGATGCCCCTTGGTCACCTACTCACGGCTGGGATGCTTCGAGCGATGGATCTACGTCAGCAAAGGTTTCACTTTCACCAACGCCTGTAAGTAAGGAAATTTCAGATGCTGCACCTCGTCCCAAGACCGATGCCGATTACAAGGCCATCAAGAGCGGCACGTTGTTCTGGGATGGAGACGGGAAGTTGAAAACTAAACCCTAAGACTTCTTGAGTGCTTCTTTAGTACATAAATAGAGCAACCATATTACCAGTGCTACTCCTTCTGCTAGCATCACAAAATTGTAATTCAGATGCGTTATTTCACAGATAGGAATCGCCAGAACAAAGAAAGCCCACGCCACAGCCCAGCACAGGAAATAGATTCCCGCAAGCAACCCCGCAAGCAAATAAGGGAACAGGAATAAGAGTAAAAGCCGCCGCAGCATGTGTCCACTATACAGTACCGAGGATTGAAACTCAAGTAGGAAATCAACGATGCCGACACGCCCCCCACCTCCCGCTCCTGGTCCTACTGACACCGTTCCGGCGATGCTGACGCCCGGTGAGTACGTAATAAAACGGGATGCTGTCAGGCGCATAGGTGTAAAGAAACTGGACCAATTGAACCAGGGCGCTCGTGGATACGAAGAGGGAGGTAGCGTCAAACAGCTGGCATTGGGTGATCCCGATCCCGTGGCGGCCATATCAAAAATTCCATGGACGTTGCCGCCAGACCCTTCGCGCTCTGGGAATCCCTTCCAGTTACACTCTCGCGAGGAGCTTCCGCCAAAAACACAAGAACCTCCTCCCAGTGGAAAAGTTTTTGCTCCAGACGCATCAGCGGTCCCAGTCGAGAAGTCAGAAACCAAAACTTTTGCTCCAGACGCGCCAGAAGTTCCAGTCGAGAAGGCGAAAGGAGATCAACCAAAGGTTTTTGCCCCTAACGCACCAGAAGCTAAGGTCAACCAGCAGCCCCAGCAACAGCAGCCAGCGCCCCCGGTCTCTATGGCGAGTCGGGAGTTGCCGCCGCCCCAGCCGCCCCAGCAGCAGTCTCCGCAGCAACAGTCTCCCCAGCAGCAACCGACCGTCTATCCGAAAATAGCCGAGGATCAGCCCGATACCGAGGAGCAGCTGAGAGGTCTGATTAATCAGGGACACAGTCCAGGGGCCGCTCAAGCAATTGTTTCAGGTCAGGAGCCCAAGACGCTTTCAGGGGCAGCACCCAAGCCCAAGGCAGAGCCAGCCAAGCCCAGCGAGCAGGATAACCTGAATGACACGCTGCTTAAATCCGAAATTGCGCGCAGCTTAGATACCGACCGGCTTGATGACCCGAGAGTTATTGCCGAATTCAATCGACGGAAAGGCGGTGGCGAGCCGCAAACAAGCGGTAGTGAAACAGGCGCAAAGTCCCCCAAGATTCAACTGCCATCACCCGGCACCGGAGATCAGGCGCCAACCACAATTGACGGGAAGAGGATCTACGGTACCGCCACCAGTTTTGGACTCAATTACGACGGTAGTATCGATGCTGATGATAACGGGCGGGGCTTCTTTGGTGGAGTCAACACGCGGAACCCAAATTTAAAGGCGGTTGCCGTGCCAGTAGATGTCCTGGAAAAGACCTTCGGCCATTTTGCTCAGCTAAATTCGAAGGGCGGTTATGACGCATTGGATACGCCTGAAGCCAAAGCGATCATCCGGCAGATTCAATCTGCTCATGTCGAACTACCGGATCCCAACGGCAAGATCCACAAGTTCCCGATTGTCGATATCCAGGGCTCTCTAGGGAGGCACCCAGGTAAAGTATTAGACCTAACCTACGGTGCGGCCAAAGACATGGGATTTAGCGATAACCATGCTGTCAGCTACCAGATAGTCGGCGGTGATGGTAAGCCCTACCCAATCCCTGACATTGAACTCACCGGCAAAGGCGGTGGTGAAGGTAAAGGTAAAGGCAAAGGTGGAGACACGTTAGTGCCCATGGTTCCTAGTGAAACCAATGCGCCTGCGCCTGCACAGACAGAGGTCCCACTGGGCGCTAGCGGAGGAACAGCCCATATTAGCGCGGCACCGGAAGCCGCTCCAAGCCAAGGTGGTTGGTTTGGCGGGATTCCCTGGCCTTTTCGCGGCAGAACACCGCAAGCTCAAGCCGCGCAAACCGAGGAAGAGGAAGAGGAAGAACAAACCCCGTTAACAACTAAACTAATCACGCGGGGATCTAGTCAGCCGCGAGCCATTACCGATACCCAGAATATCCTTCCGGGTGCTTCCCAGTCAGCCCAGCTACCAGCTCCGGCTGCCCCGGCCGCCAGGCCGCAGTCCTTACTGCCCCCGCCAGCGGCACCTTCTTCTCTTCCTGCTCAGCCTAGCGCCAAGACAGTTGAGCTTTCGCTCCTGCAAAAACCGGAACTCGGGAAAGTCCAGCCGGTTGCGCCAGCTAAACCGAAGACGCTCCTCCCTGCTCCTTCAGCACCAGCGCCAAAGAAGCCGATTGCGGCAGCTAAAGCGCCGGTACCACCGGCTAAAGCACCGGTACCACCGGCTACGACCGCACAGCCAACTGCGCCAGCCAAGGGTGGAATCTACACCGGAGGAGCGCCACCAGGTAGCACCCACGGCCAAGCTAACCCGCCAGCATTTAAAGCGCTTAGCCCCGGAACGAAATTACCCGAAGCCGTTAAAGAACACGCCCGCTTAGTTTCCGAGGATGATCCGCGTGTTAAGAAACAAAAAGACGGCGCGATAAAAGGCGAGCACTTCGTTGAAGGCGACCCGATCCATGACCAGCTCCTAGGAGGCTTACCGGAAGGCAAGCATGGTCCGCAGCGCCAGATGTTAGCCCAAGCCGAGCAAGCGATCGCTGAGAAGCGCCCGATGCATATCAGTTATCTGTCGGCACCTAAAGAAGCTCAGCGTTATCCCACCCGCGAAAGTCGCACTGTCCAGTACGAAGAACACACCCCGGAGGCGCGTCTGATGGGAACTACGGTAGGACAGCTAGTGGGACACAGTTTTATTCCTACCTCCGTAGGCGTCAGCCTGCCCAGAAAAGCCGGTGAACCGCATCAATCCTATATCCAGGGCATCTCGACTAATATCCTGGCTAATAATTTCGGGCATTTAAACGAGAAGCTGGCCGCCCTGGGCTTGAAAACGCCGTACAAGAGCCTGGGAAACAAGTTCTATAACGACCTGGAAGGCTACTATTCTAATCTCAATGCCGGTCATACCGCGACCGGGCGCGGGCATGCGCTGGGTACCGAGGATCTGCCTAATATACCTGACCCGAGCCATGTTCCGTACAAATTGAAGCGACGGGAAGCCGACTTCATTAACACGGTAATTAATAACACGATGGCTTTTGCGGGCCACGAGGACGCGCAGAAACTGCGGGAGCTAGCTAAAGCCAACGGCACTTTGATTACTCCGGAGGGCGAAACCAACCGGATGCGCCATCATATCGAACAGCACGACCCAGGCTGGCGCAATCGGGTACTGGAACCCAGTGTCCGCAGTTTTAAGACCGGCTTAATCGTGGCGCACCACCAGGATGAACGTTATTTCCCGGAGACCATCCGGCCCGGAAAAGAATTCCAGAACCTGACCAGGGCAATCCAAAACACCTCTGAACAAGGGCGTCCGGATGTACCGATTGCTACCTCGTTGCATCACACCTATCAGGACAACGCCCAGATCAATAAGATCGAGCGCGATTTCTCTGATCATAAGATCGATGAAGCCGAAGCGCACAGGCGCTTAGAAGCCATGGGTGAGGATCCGGATGAGTACCGCTTTGTTGGAGGTAGTGGTGGGTTAGTGACACCGTACGAGGACGACCCGGAAGCGATCACACCGGAAGAGCATACGCAGATGAAGCACAATCTGCGTGAGCAATGGATTAACGGAAAGATCGATGTCGAAAAGTACCGGCAAAAGGCTGCCGAGGTGCCGTTACCCACTAAGCCTGCTGGCTTTGCTAAAGGCGGTTTAGTTAAACCCCAGGGCGATCCCGATGATTTAGCTGGACAGACAGTATCGACTACTGCGGCACCCCCGGCAACGCCGCCCCCAGACCAGGATGACGAACCTCCTGCTGCCGCGCCGACAAAAACCCCGCCAGCAGCGCCTTCCGCGAAGCCGCAACCCTCACCGGAACAACCTGAGGCAATCCGGGCGGCTGCCGTCCATCATGTCCCGACCGGGAAAATCACCGAGGGTTTTACTCATTATGACGCAGCTGTAGCCGCTGAGCGCAGAAAAGATCCTAATAACTACGAAGTCGGTTTCACCACTAATAAAGGGCGATTTGTTGATCGTGACGAAGCGCATCAAATCGCCAAATCGGCTAAACAGGTCGGTAAGACAGAAGACGAAAGCTTAGCAGCCGAAGATCTGGGGCGTAACCGATTAGTCCCTGAAAAACCGACTTCAACCGAAACTGAGGCTGCCAAGCCCAAGCCTCAGAAAGCCGCACCACCTGCCCCTGGCGAGCCGCTGCCCGAGACGGCCGGTACTAAACCTGGAGCAAAACCTGGAGCGGAAGAAGAAGCCGAGGAGCCCGAGGCCGAGGAGCAGCCCGCTCCGGGCAAAGTCAAGAAGACTAAGGCCGAAGCGGACGAAGAAAAGGCGATCAAGGCTGAAGCAATGCGTACAGCAGCCATTGATCGGGATAAAATCGAGACTCCGGAAGACAAAAAAGAGCAGGCTGCCTCTGTCCGGCTAAACAAAATTAGCAAAGCCTGGGTTAAGCAGAATCCGGACATTCACCCACAAAGCATGCATGCTCACTTGACTGGAGCTAGGAGCTTCCCAGGCAAGCTTAAGAACGAGCAGATTGGTGAGTACTACGATGCCAATAACCCGAAGCTCGATTACGAAAATGAGGAGCATCGCGAGCACGCATCGGATGCGGTCGTTCACGATGTTATGCACTCGCTGGCTGGCACTACGACTGGCGGCAAGCCCAGCCATGCTTTTGGCTGGTACAGTCGCACCATTCGGAAGGCTCTCAAGAAAGCTGGCGAGATTGCACCCAAGATCGCAACGGATAAGGATCATGACCTAGCCTTCAAACTAGCGTGGGCTATCACTAGCCAAGGTCAGGATGTATTCCCTAATACCGAGAGCACCTGGGCAGCGTACCATCACTTCGTTAAGACGGGCCGCCTGCCAGAGTCGCGCGAGATCTTCGGGGGTGGGCTTAAAGCCGAGCAGATGGAAGAGAACTTCGCCAAGATCAATAAGCTCTGGCACGGGGATGAGAATAATCCAGGGCTAGGCAGCGACAAACTGCGCAAGATGCTCATGAAGCGCATGACCGTGGGCGAGCTGGCTAAGCAGTATCCTGGTTTAGACGTAGGGGGTGAACTAGCGCACCACACGGTTAACGGCGCTATGATGCTGGGTGCCAAGATCGGGGCATTCTTTTCTAACCTCAACGGTGACTACGATCCCACCACTATGGACCTGTGGTTCAGCCGGAACATGAACCTGATGGCGGGGAACATGTTTAAGTTCAGCGATGAGGCTACCCGCAAAGACCGGATCGAGAAAGGCGAGGTCGTTAAATCCCATCTGAGCCAGCTTCGGGATGTGCTCAATTCGGGGTTGGTTTCTATCGATGAGGATCAGGCCAAGACGATATCCAAGGAACTAGATGCGCTGATGGCAGTACCAGAGGGCAAGCTGGACCGGCCAACGGCGCGAGCCCTGGCGCCAGAGATTTACAAGTGGGCTCGGCAGCGGCACAGGCTTTATCAACAGAGCCCAGGAGTGGAGGGAAGCTACGACGAATCGTTCAAGACTCCGGAGAACCTGACGGCTAAGAAGCTGGATGAGGGTACGACTAAGCTAGCTGACGCGCCACGCAACGGCACTGAACGGGAATGGTGGCGCGACATTATGCGACGCGCAGGTGAAAAGCTAAAAGCTGCCGGGGTCCACCTGACCAATGCCGATAAGCAGGCGCTACTCTGGTTTGACATTAAGGATTTATTCAAGATGGCAGGCTCACCGCAGCGGCCCAAGGCTGATTATCTGGATGCCATGCATGCCTTAGTTTACAAGGTTAAGCAGGGTAAGCTGCCCTCTTTACCGGTTGAAGAAATGCAGGAAGCAGCATAACGTTGCGCATGCAAGATCAAGATCAGGATCAGGGTCGAGGTCAAGACCAGGACCAGAACATAGGATTTCAGAATCCTGATGAGGACGAGATGCCTTCGGAGATGAAGGAATACGGGCTAGCAGCCTTCCGGCATGCTGCGGGTTTTGGTCCGCATCCGGGGACCTACCAGGGGCCGCCCCGCAAGAGGCGGGACCCGGACGAGGAGCCCCCGAGTGGCGAAGCCAGCGCTGAAAAGATGCATGCTGCCCAGACCGGCGGCTCACCGGGTTTAGGGCCGACTGAGGCTCAAGCCAACTTAGCGAAGCAGCGAGCCGTTTTGCAGCAGAAAGCGGCTCAGCAATCCGAAGTAGCGGCTCAGCAAGCGCAGGCTCAGCAGACCAGTCCGACACCGCCGCCCGCACCCAGTGGGCCCCAAGGAGTAAGTCAACCTTATCCAGCACAAGCTGGGCAGGCGCCGGAACCAGAAGGACCTTGATTTTCCCGTAAGACTAAAGCACTGTTCTGCAAACTAGCTTGGCGTTTCTCGCCGTGCTTGCATATACGACGCGCCCCTTGGAAGGAGTCGGAACCTTTCAAGGGGCTTCTCGTTTTTCGGCGGCGCGCCGATAGCGCAACGTTGCGCATGATGGGGGCTGGATTCGAACCAGCGGACCGCTAGCAGAGGTGATATGCTACCGGTCACGTATCACCGTTGGCTTATAACCACTCGCCCACCCCATCATATCCAAGCCGCAGCAGACGCAGCAGACGCAACAGCTCCAGCGATGGCGCCATACCAATTAGACTTAAACTTCGGCCGGGTAGGAAGGAAATCGATCAGCTTATAGTCGCGCGCATGCTGATTGCAGGCCGCAATCGCTTCAGTTCGCTTCTGGGTCACCCCGTAGTCGCGCAACTGGTACCAGCCCCCCTCGTGCCAGTCGTAGAAATAGATGTCCCAGCTCTTAATACAGTTCTGCTTGATCCGGTAGGATTTACCGCACCGGTCACCCTCGAAATCCAGTTCGACCCCATCCGGGATAACAGCCGCATTTTGTAGTCCTTCCTGCTGGAACGGCTGAGCTTGCTGGAGCAGGTTACCGTACTGGTTAGCGTAACCACTAAGCCAGGGAGGCTGCTGAGCCGCCTGGGCCTGCTGGTTCATCAAGCTAGCGTAGTATTGCTCTACGCTCACGGGCTCTACGGGAGCATCCCGCCTGCACCAGTGCCGCCCAGACCCATCATGCCGCCGCCCAGCGTTGGCATCTTTGGCTTTTTAGGAGGTTTAAATGAGCCGACTCGTTTGGGTGGGGCGGCTTTAGCGCTGGCGGTCTTCCGTTTGGGCGGTGCTTTTTTCTTGGCTGCCATATTTATTTACCTTTCCTTGAGCGGTAACCGCCCTTGGGCTTTTTTGCAATGTTGTGAAGGTCGCTTGGGGCAATCGAAGCCGCGATCTTGCCCGCTGCGGTCTTGCTCGATTTGCCGCTCTCCTGCATGCCGCGAGCCGTACCAAAGAGGCGCTGTTGGGCAGAGGTGATCTTTTTACCTTTGATTGTCCCTTTAGGCTTATTGGGCATCAGACCGGCTCCGTAAATAGATACGCCGGTCCCTGAGCGTGGCTTAAGTCCAGGTTCCCATCAACACCATCCAAGAAAATCGCATCCTGGCCAACGGCAATGCTTCTGACCCAGGCCGGAGTAAAGAGCAGCGCGGGCCGAGCAATCGGGTTACTGATCAGGGTATAAGGATCGAAACCCTGTTTAAGCGCTCGGAGCGTATCGTGCGCCGTGCCGGTGCCAGCAGGGGTCAGATAACCCGGGCTCAGTTTCTGGCTACCTAAAGTGGTCAATACTTCTTGCAGCGTATTCACACGGGGCTTGTAGCGGCAGCTTTAAAGTCAAGCAAGTTTTAACTCGTCACCGAGTAAAAAGCTAGCTAAGTTTCGGCCACTACTAGCAAGCTCGCCTCTCCGTGGGAACACGGATTTGAGTAACTTCTTAGGCGGATTCCCAACCTACACTCAGCTTCCTGCGATCGATCAGATCGTGGTCTTTACCGGCGACTTCGCTTACACGCGCGATGACGGCGGTTTCTGGCGTGCGACTCAACCCGACGCCCCTCCCGGTGCGCTTCCAGCTTGGATGTGGATTGATCAATTGCGAGGTGGCCCAGGGCCACAAGGGCCGCCTGGAATGGGGTTGCCAGGGCCAGCCGGTCAGATTGGCCCCCCAGGTCAAGCAGGCGGTCAAGGGCCGCAAGGGCCGCCGGGTCAAACCCCGTTTAGCTTTCTTTCGAATCAATTCAGTGTCCCTGCCCTCGGCTTAACGGTGACCACGCAGGTCACCGACTCATCCTGGATGAAGGCGGGGCTCTTAGTCTATATCCCGAATGCTGGCACCTTTACCTGCGTAGGCGGCGCGCCAAACTCCTTACACGTTAATCTGGTTAATTCTGGTGATCCGGCTAATGCGCCAGTCGGCACCTTGATTGGCGCCGGAGCTATGGTTTCTCCGGCGAATTTGCGCGGGCCAACCGGCGGCCAAGGACCGCAGGGACCGCAAGGGCCGCCCGGGCCGCAAGGGGTATCCGGATCCAGTGCTTACACGACCTTAGCGCAGGCTTTCACGGTGCCTACTACGAACGGGACCGCCTTTGTGGTCGCAGCGGATGCGTTTGCGGCGGGGCTCGTTGTGTTTATGGCTGGGCCGGTTGGCGGCAATTATTTCAGTATCCAGTCCGTTGACCTCACAGCCAACTCGCTCAACCTCTTAAACCTCAATTATGCCGGAGCTGAACCGCCAGGGACCGTGATCCCGACCGGAGCGATCGTGAGCGGCACCGGCCCTAGAGGAGCCCAAGGAGCAGTCGGGCCTGCCGGACCGGCCGGACCGCAAGGAGTACCCGGCTCGGATCTCCCGGGCACGATCAAGATGTACGGGGCTGCCTCGCCTCCAGCAGGCTGGGTGGCCTGTAACGGCGCAGCTTTAAGCCGCACGAGTTTTCCTGCCCTGTTCGCGGCTATCTCGACTACCTGGGGCGCTGGTGACGGGAGCACCACTTTTAACGTGCCCGATTTCAGAGGCAGGTTCCCCTTGGGACAAAGCAACTCTTTCCCGATAGCCGTAACCGGAGGCGAGGCCACTCATGCCCTGATTGTCGCTGAGCTAGCGGCCCATGCCCACCAACTGACTGATCCCGGCCATACTCACACCGTCCCGACCGGAGCGCTCGGAAGCGGCGGCGTTGCCGCAGCGGTGGCTGGGGCTGGCCTAGTTACAACCAGCTCGAGCCAGGCTAATATCACTATGGCTAACACCGGGAGCGGCACCCCGCATAACAACATGCCGCCTTATCTGGCAGTGCAATTCATCATTAAAACTTGAAAGGAAAACTATGGCTTTACCTCCATTCCCAACCTGGCCGCCGCCATCGGGTGGCGCGCCTTTCCCTGGTTTCGAGCTGGGGCCGATCCTTAACCCCGTTCCCTACGGCTCACCGCAGACAGGAACTATCGCCGTTGCGCCGCCGATTCCGACTCACCCTTACCCGAGCACATTTTTCCCCAAGAAAATGCCGACCGGCGCCAACGGCCAGAACCAAGCGCCGCCAGCAGGCTGGCCGACTTGGCCGCATAGCCGGGTTAATGTGCTGCCCGATAAAGCCTCACCATTAATTTCCCAGATCCAGCCCCCGCCCATCATGGGCCCAGGCTCCAGCGCGCCACATCTTCTTGCCAGCCAAATCGGACGTATGGGAGGCACAACCAAGACTTTCCCGGCCGGTAGCTATATCGACGGCTTAGGGGTCCTCATTACTCCGACCCTGGTTAAAGTGGTCGGCTCCGGCACCTCAACCCCATAAGGAAGCAATGGCACACAATCCTCCTTTCATACCGGTCAAGTTTGCTGCTGGGCCACCCGTAAAACCGCACGTCCGTGAAGACGGGCCCGGAGCGTTTGTTAATCCGGTTGAGACCGGGCCCCCGGTCTATTACGGACTGACCCAGACCACGGCGATCGTTAATGTGGCCCCTAAGCCGCCCCGGCACACTGCCCCGGGCGCGGCGCCGCCCTCATTGAGCAAAATCCCTTAAATGACTCCCCTTACCGGAGCAGCCGGGGTATTCGATTCGGCGCAAGCGCTCACCACGCTTCTAACTTCTACGCAGAGTGCCCAGTTAAATTTCCCGGTTACTGGGCCAATTTTCGTTGCGGTGGCCTGGCGCATAACCGGCACGGCCGTACCCACCGTGACCGATAGCGCCGGTAATACCTATGTGCTCCAGCTCAGTCAAAATACCGGGGAGACTACCTCTAATTCAGCTGCTCTGTTTCTATGCGCTAACCCGACCCAAGCCTTTGACGGTACCACTATTACGGTCCAGGTGAACATGAGCATCGGGGTGAACAACTTGTTCCTGTGCCCCTTTACTCTGTGCATCCCCGCGACTCCGCTCATCATTCCTGGCAGCCTTACGGGCGTGGCCTATCCCATAGGCACCCAGCCTCATCCTTCTATCGCGATGAACTTGCCGGACATTTACGATACCGTTATCGCGATTTGTTACGGGAACGGGACCGGCCAGACCGTAACTCCCGGCTGGACTGTGGTCCAGCAAAGCACTAGCAGCGGCCATGCCGTCTTTTCGATCGTGCCCTCCACTAGCGGGGCATTCACGGCGCAACCCTGTTCCTATAACGCTACAGCTAAACCCGGTAACGTGATGATCGTCTTCGCCATGGCGCCAACACCTAATATCGGGTTCAGCGTCGATCAAAACGGTAAGACGCTGCCTGGTGGGCTCACGCCAATCCGACCCTTTGGCGATACCGTGCCCCCGATGCAAGCTTCTCCGGTATGGGGTTACCCCTTTTGCTCGGGGTTAACCATTCGGATGCAATGGAGCGATCTATCTCATCAGCCGCCCAGCGGCAATAATCCGGACACCGACTACAACTGGAACTATATCGATCAGGCGCTAGCCCAAGCGCAAGCCACCGGTAAAATGATCGGGATCATTTTCGGTTCAGGCGCTATGGCCCCGGACTGGGTGATGAATTCCGGGATCAACACTTTTGATGTCGATCAGGGCACAGGGCTCGTCCCTGCCCCGTGGGATCTAGACTACCAACTGATACTGCAAGCTTTCATCAAGGCTTTCGCTCACCGTTACGATAATCATCCCTGCCTTACCTATATCGTGATCTCGGGGTTTGGCTGGCAGACCGGGATGGCCTTTTGCCGCTCGGACGCCGACAACGCTGAACTCTACGCCACAACCTATAACGGACGGACCGGCTTAGACCTGCTCTACAATGCGTTTCAGCAGATCACCCAGATGTGGATGCTGGCATTCAAGAAAACGCGGCTCCTGGTCGACTTTTACAGTCCGATTTTCCCGAACAACCTGGCTAATGATACCCAGATCGGTGTGCCCTGGATGAACTGGCTGCTCTCGATCGCGCCCGTTGGCCAAATCGGCACCAAGTACAACAACTGGAACATAAGCCTGGGCCCAGCCGGTCAGGATATCACCCCGGCTAAAATCGCTCACGCTATTACCCTGACTAACCCGGCCGGTGGCCAGCCCCAGCACGCGGGGGTCGATCAATGGCCCGCAGTACTTCAGAATGGCATCTCCTGGGGACTGCAATTTATCGAGGCGTATCTGGGGCAAGCTCAAGGCGACGTGACGGCCGCCCCGGGCGGGGTCAACTGGCAATATCAATGCATGTTGTTACTGGCCGCCGCCAGGACTACCCGTAATTTCAGCCCGTTTAATCCGCCTATTCCCTATGTTCCGGTGCCGATACCGGATAATCCGTTTGCGCCCTACGCAGGCCAGGATCAGCAAACCCTGATCAATGTTCAGGGTCCCCCGCCACCTTGGGAAGACGGCCCTCGAGTGATGCCGCCCTTACCATCTAACCAGGTACCGTGCGAGGTCTGGCTGCCGCCGCCGGTCAAACAAACCGATATCTTCACTGCCCAACAGACTTGGCCTTTATGATTGAGTCGGTCCTATTCACTAGCCCTTATTCCGGGTGCCGCTCTTTCAGCGGCTGGCCCGCTGCCCCCTGCCAGCAAGCACCCGGGAACGCCTGGCCGCCGCAGCGTAACGCCCCGGGAGCAATCCTCTGCGTCGACCGGTACAAGAAAACGCTAAGGCCGATGCAAAAGCCTCTGCCGCCTAAGTACGGGCCGCCCCGGGCCACTGTGACCTGTGCCACCCCCACTCAAAACGGCCGGTTCACGATCCGAGGTCCGAGCACAGCCGGTCCCTGGACCCGCTACGCTGGCTGGGATGAAAAAGGCACCGACGAATTTGAAAGCGGCGGGATGGGCGCCGGGGGACATAATCACGGGCTTACCTGATCTTCCAGTTTTCTGGGGACGATCTCCTGGTTATGTAAAAAGTGTACCCGGCCCTTGCCGGAGCGCAGCCCCATTCGCAGAGGCGGGGTCGCTTTCTTGCCTGTGCGCGGGTGACTGTATTTCCTGTAGTTTTTCATCTTGTAGTCCAAGGTGATGCTCCTGGCTGGCTTATGAAATACGAACCCGCCGGGTTGGACCTTTTGCCCACTGTCAAATTTCAGGATGTACTCGCGCGCATATTTCTTGACCGTGTACCGAGTAAATTGAGGCTTTCCTTCCTGGTCAAGAGTCTGCACGTAGGCGATCGTTTTAAAGACGTAAACGTTGGCACACTCCATCGTGCGCCGGAGACAACGCGCATAAGCACAGTTCTCCGGGTCCTCTTTAGTTGCCCCCTGGATGTCCTGTTTACTGGGTTGAACATGAAGAGAGGCCAATGCCTCTCTGACCGGGATGTTCTTGTACATTCTGTCGGATTTCTTAATTCGTCTTCGTTTCATTAGCTTGCTTTCTGACGCTTCCCTAGTCTTTACGCTTCCTTTCTGTCTTGTCTTCGATCTCGACTATTTCGTCGAAACCGCGTTTTTCTAAGTCCTTCATGATGTCGTCCGCGAACCCGTCGCGGATCCGTTTCGCTTCCTTTAGATAATGAGGGGAGGCGAAATAAATGACGCCGGTCCCATTCTGAATCCCGAGCATGTCAACCTTGGCGACAATCAGGTAAACAAAGGTTAAGCGGCTATCAACTTCGTACTCAGCAACGATTGGGACCGCTGCTTCTTTGCGACGCTTCTCCTGACTCAGTAACACCTGGGCCTGCCCGATCTCGTCCTGTAAGCCCAGGGCCCGGATCCAGAACTGGGTGGCGAGATGACCTTCAAAGACGACCTTACCGCGTTGAGGGATATCACCTAGGGTTCTCATAGTGGGACCAGTTTCATGGCGCTGAGCACGGCCTTTTCTAGATGCGCGCTGGCTCCATCTTGCGCAGCCAGGTCACGTAAGAATGGCAGCCCGGTCTCGATAGAGTGTAAGACTTCGTCGCGCGTGGCGATCCGGCCCTGGGCATACCACTGGACACTCTGTGGTTCACCCACACGCAAGACCCAGCGCCCGTTCCCGTCACGCACAATCTGGTAGGACTCGGTCAGCCACAGGGCCATTACCCCGGGGTTACGCTCAATCAGGATCCCGCCCGGGCTAGAGCTATACTTCTCTATTCCCCCCTTTGGATTGCGTTTTTGGTTGGGGTTAAGCAGAAAAGGACAAACCTGGACCGAATAAAGGGCGCAGTCCCTATGCATGGGCGGCTCGGCGCTAACCCGGTTAACCACGCACATCGAGCCGATCACAAAGGCTAAGTGTTTGCCTAACTTTTGGCCACAGATCCAGCACAGCTTTTCCTGGATACAATTCAAATGAGCCCGGGCGTCAGCAATCCGGAAATCAGGTTTGCCGTCGACCCAGGCAACAAAGTAAGGGACCGGGTAGCCGCGCTCCGGGTCGCGCTCGAGCGCCTCGATGCGCTTCGGCATAGGGACATCGGGGGGATGGTTCATCTTTTTAAGAGAATGGTTAAGGGAATCACGATAGTGCGCCGGGTGCGCCCGTGCCGCCAGCGTCTCTGAGTCTGTGGGTTTGCGGCTCGCCAGCGTCTCTGGATCTTGCGCCATTTACGCGGATGCGCTTTGGCCCAGCGCGCAACCCGAACTCGGGTCTGTTCCCGAATTGCTGTTTGTCTTTCTTCTTCGGTTGCGTATTTACGAGGACGTGGCATTACCGTTATATCTTAAAGCGTTATACTTATGTCCGAAGAAGAAACCGTCAAAGCAAATCTACAAGCCATCGGGCGCTCGATCCAGAGCCAGCTTCCCGGTAAACACTGGGGCTTCGTCTTGCTCGCCTTTCCCTTCGGCACCGGAGGCGCCGTTCTTTACCTCGCTAACGGTAACCGCGATGACATCATCCAAGCCATGCGCGAGTTCATCGCTAAGAATACTAACAACCCCGAGACTTTTACCGACCAGGACGAGCGCACCAATGCCGACCAGGGCTTCGCAAAATGGTGGGAGACTGAGATACGCCGAGTGAAGCGGGAGGAAATCGAGCGAGGCGCTATGTCGACGATCCGGCAAATGTGCAGTGACGCGTTCATTGCCGGGATGGTATGGAGTCCGGAATGATCCTGTTTTTACCCAGAACTCTCACCGTCGAAATCACCATTAACCCGGATGGCGGCCCGGACACAGCTCTGCTAGAGGCGGCGAAACACAAAGGCTTTACTCTGGCTGAAGGCGGCTGCGATCTGGAAGTGCGACCGGCCCATGGAGCAGTCAAGTTTAGGAGTCTCCAACAGAAAATCACGATCGAGATCGAACTAGCGTTACTAACTAAAGAACCAAAACATGACTGAATACTGGCAGGCTTTACAGGTCGCTATGCACGCAAAAACCCGGCTCGAAGCCGAGGTGGTAGTGATTAAGCTAATCGAGATGGCGCGAGCTGAAGATCCCACCCTGAACTACGGCGAGGCCAAAGCAATCCAGCTCAAGAATATCGGCTATTTCACCGGCTACCTTAGCAACCGCGAAGAACAACGCCGGATACTGGACCTCTATCAGACTGAGCACCCTATCTTTGGTAACTACGGGGAAGAGGTGACTCCGGAAAAAGCCTTGAAAGCAGGCATGATGCTAGGCTCGCTCATATCCGAAGGCGGCCAGCTAACCCCCGAAACGCTCGAGGCCGCCCGAGAGATTATCCGCCAGCCATGAGTGAGCCCACGCAAGGCACTTTCTGCCAGATCTGTCACGGCCCCTGGCCAGACGGGCATCTGGATTGGTGCCCGATTAAGACCCAGCAGCCGCAACCGGGTTACCCAGGCTTGCAGCAGCAGATGATGTCAGGCCAGGGTCAGAGCATGCAAGGCTCGGGCCTCTTGGGCCAGATGGGCACCGACCCCCAGCGCCTGCGTATGGCTTATATCATCGAGCATTTGTGTGATCACCTGCGGGAGATGCGCCGGGAGGACTCCACCAAGTTCTACGGCTCCCCTTATGAAAACCTCTACCGGAGCCTGGACGCCGCGCTAGACAGTTATTACCAGGCTAAGAAGCCATGATGAATGCCATTTTCTGGACCTGTCACGTCTGCGGGCGCGAACGGCCCGATGACCGGATTAAGGTCTACACTGTCGATTTGAGTGCCGAGTTTGGGTTGGAGCCTGGGACGCTCAGCCAGAACGTCCGTTACTGTGAAGATGACCGCCGCTGCATCATTAAAGCCCCCATGATCCGGCTTGTAAGGCCCCCGAAACGATGAGCACAATTCACGTCCGGCAATACCGGCCCGCATTTTTCAGCGGGTTTGAAACTGACGAAGCGGATGTAGAAACGGTGGCTGAACTCTTAGCCATCCCCTTCATCAAACGCTGGGTCGACCGGGAAGCTAATCCCAACCTTACCCGGCTCTCGATCAGCTCTCATCCTTACATAGGCGCCTACAACTTGATGGCCGAGATTGATAACAACCGGGAGTGGTGGGTGGTAGCGATTCTTACCAGCGACGAGCCGGATCATCCGATCCTTAAGGAAATGCCCGAATGGACCATGACTGAATAAGATTTGATTAGTTCAATGGGAGGCTTACAGAGGTCTCATGAAACTCCCCATGCTCCTCCTGACTTTAGCCATATTCGTCCTTGGCCAGCCGCCCTCTCTGGACGCCTACACCCGTAAAGGCAGCAGCGGTAAATCGATCCAGACTGATGGTTCCCAGGCCGATGTCCAACGCGCCATCGATAGTGCGAATGACGGCAGTACTGTGATCATTCCGGCTGGCACCTTTAGCTGGAGCGGCCAGCTCAACATCAATAAAGCGGTCACGTTGGCGGGCAGCGACACGATTATCCGCAACCAGAACGGTAGCTCTACCTTGATCAACGCCAAATCGGGCAAGAACGGCAACACCGTTATCTACGGCATCAAATTCGAGCAGGTTGCCGACAACGGCGGCGGCAGAGGGTTCAGCATTAATGCCGGGAGAGATGAATCGACTCGCTACACGGTCATGATCCACGATTGCAGTTTCAACCAGGGCTCGATCTATGCCTACTCGATGCTGGTTTCTAGCAACGGGATCCTCGTCTGGAACTGCGACTTTGTAGGGTCCGGCGGCATGGGCGGGATCTCGTTCGTGATCGGCATGGGCGACTACAATAGCTACAACCAGCCTTCAACGCTCGGGACCAAAGATCCGGATGGGTTGCACAATTCCTACGTGGAGGATTGCAACTTCTCTAACGCCAACACCGGGGACGCCAATTTCGATGCAAACTCCCGGACAGTGTGGCGCCATAACCACATGCATGACGCGACCATGGGGAGCCACGGCCAGGAGACTAGCCCCATCGGCGTGACTTCGTGGGAGATCTACGGTTGTACTTTCGAGATCACCCAGGATAATCCGAAGAACCTCAATAACTGGTTCAGCTGCCGGGGCGGCACCGGAGTCATTACCGACAATGTCGTAGGCGAAGTCCCGTGGGGGAAGGCCCAGTTCGAGCTGAATGTGTATGCGATTACCCGAGGCGCAAATGACGGCGCGAACGGCAGCTTCTGTCCGATCGAATATCCCTCTCCGCGCCAGACCGGCTGGTCATGGGCCAATAACGGTGCTAACTGGGGTAAGGTAGAAGACGAGCAGAATCCGCAGCTGCTCGAGGGCGGCCGTAGCCCTGGCTATTTCTTACCGAATGGCAAGGGCGCGGTCTGCGACCCTGTCTATGTCTGGGATAACACCGGCCCCGGCACCAAAGCGCCAGGCTACGTCTCGACCCAGACTTATATGCCGGACAACTGCGGCAATAATCAGGTCATCGATACCTACCTACGAAAAGGCCGTGACTACTTCGTTGATGCAGGTCCTAAGCCGGGTTGGACGCCGTACCCTTATCCGCATCCGATGCGCAGCGGCGGTGGCAGTGGTCCGAACCCGACTCCGACGCCTACGCCGCAGCCGACTCCACCAAACCCGAACCCAACGCCCACGCCTAATCCTACGCCTCAACCGACACCGAGCCCAGCGCACCGGCATGTGCAAAACATCCGAATCGAAAGCGACGCGCCGATGGATGTGACGGTGACGCCAGGGGATCCACCTAACCAATGAGGGATGCCCATTACCTAATCTGGAGTGAAGAACACCAAGCCTGGTGGCTTTCAAACCGGCACGGTTACACGACCTCCATCTTCGAGGCTGGCCGCTTCAGCCAGCCCGAAGTCTCCGAGATTCTCGAGCGAGCTAATGCCCATCTGGACCCGAGTTTAGAGCCGCCTATAAACGAGGTCGCCTTAGCAATTATGGCCTGGGCAATACCGAAAAAACTATGACTACTGCCATATCGAAGGAACGGCTACTGCGCAAACTAGCCCAGGCCGAACGTACCCTGGCCCATCTCAATTTGTTGATCGAGCAAGGCCACTTAGGTTGGTTAACAACCTTCCGGTTAAACCGGGTATGCCGCAAAATTGAGCGGCTCAATGAAGAGCTTTGCCGGTGAGAAACTTCAAGCCGGAGCCGCCGGAGCCAGTGGAAATCGCGATAATAATATTCCTGTTAGCGGCGACATTTCTCTTTGTGGTGGTAGGGATACTTCTCCTGAATGGGCAGCTAAGATGATATGCCTAACGTTAGAAGTTCCCACATAAGCGCCGTCGATTACTCGGTGCCGGATCGCACCCTGACCGTCAGCTTCAGGGATTCAAGCGTCTACGCTTACGCCGGAGTCCCGGCCCCCACTTATCAGTCGTTCCTGGCCGCCCCCTCAAAGGGCAAGTTTTTCAAGGCCCGCATCCAGGGGAAGTTTAAAACTAAGGTCCTGAAGAAAGCCAAGCCTGCGCCTAGGAACCCTTCTTAGGTCCGTAGCCGCGTTCCCTCATCTCTTTATTGGCGCTTTCTAAACGCTTGAGTTGCGCCTTTACATCTTCTGCTGAATTGGAGACTGCCATTATCGGCACATCTAAGCCTTTAAGGGGTTTCCTTGAAACCGGCTCGGCTTTTTCAGTAGCTTTCCCTAACGTCTGTTCTACGCTTTGCGGGTCCATTGGGTGAACCCTGGATGTGGTTTCAGGGTTTAGTTCACGAACCTTCGATTCTGGTTTAGGTTTAGCTACCGCTATCCGTATTCTGGAAATCAGATATGCCCCAAATGGTTGACGTTCCTTGAATGCGGCTATGCGTAAATCAGTCCATTCGTTATCTTCGAGTTTCAGGGTTACAGTTTTCATTGCTTGAACATCTAACAGAAAAGTATTAATGACGCAAAAGCAATGGAACATGCAACACGCTGGATAGAAAAGGATGACTCTTTACGAATAGATGGTAAATACTGCACCGTCTATTTGACTGAACGCCCCAATTATTGCGACCGGGGCAACTGGCTGGCGCAGCTGGACGCCAAGGGCGACCTGGCCCGGGACATCGATGAATCGGACGGCTGGCCCCGGTATTACTTCGACCTGGAACGGGCGAAAGCCGAGATTGTCGCCTGGCTCGTCAGACGAAACCAGCTATGAACGACCAACTCCCAGATCCCTTCAACGGCCTCCTGCCTACCCTCGAAGAACTAAAGAAGGCTTTTGAGGAGGGTATCCACGGGTTCCACCAGTTTAACCACGCCATCCTGGACGAGGCGGGGGAGGTGGTCCCGATCGCGGTCTACGACAATAAACACCAGCTGATCCAATCCAAGCTCATCGAGTGGGCCGAGTGGTTTGAAACCCATGACGCCCAGCGCCGGATCGGCCGGGACGAGCTGGATCACCATCTGGTCTCCACGGTTTTCCTGGGGTTAAACCATCAGTATGTCTCCGGCGGCCTGCCCCTCTGGTTTGAGACCATCGTCTTTGGCCCCCAGGAGAGCGAGGCTTTCCCGGGCACCACCGATTATTACCCGCGCCCCGCGCTGTGGAGCGCCCGCTGCACCACCCGGGCCGAGGCTTTAGCCCAGCACCAGGAAGGCTTAGCCTTTCTTAAAAGCATCCATGGAATAAATGAGTATCCCGGCAATAAATAGCCAGCTCTTCATGTCCTACCTGGAGAAAGGTAACAACCCGTGCATTAACCCGGTCCTGCACCATTTCGTCCTCACCAGTGGCTTTACGGGTAAACAAGGATGGATCCGTTGCTCCAACGAATTTCTGCCCCCGCACGCCACCACCGACTCCGATGCGGGCCGAGTAGTCCATGATCTCTGGGTCCGGCGCGTCACCAAACCAAAATGAATCCGAACGACCCGATCTTCCAAGCCATGGCGGCTAAGCTCGATAAACTGGGCCTGGGCGATACCTGGCGTGCCGCCCTGGCAAGCGCTGCTGAGCGCGAGGCCGCGCCAAACACCGTACCCCCTGTCATCACCCTGCCCCCGGATCAAAACGCGCCTCAAGGCCGCCTATGAACGAATACCTGCTCTGTCTGCCGGTCTCGCGCTGGCCCAACCCCAGAGTCGAGAGCGTAAGAGAATGCTGCTCAAAATGCCGGACGCAAGTCTGGCGCGCTCTCTCCAGTGATCCCGGTCCGGAGATCCTGTGCCTGGACTGCGGCCAAGAACTAGCCCAGACCGGCGAGGAGATGATCTTCATGCCGCCTACCCCTAAACAAGTCGAAGCCATCAAACGTTACTATGAGAACCGATGAAGCCGGTTATCCCTGCCCCGCTACCCTGGGCGAATACCGCGACCTGGTCGAGAGTATCACCGATTCGACTAGTATCCCGGTCACTTATCTCAACGCGAAAATCGAGGCCGCCCCTCACGGTGCCGATGAAAAAGTCCTGGCTCCTGACTTCCAGATGCGTGCCCTGCTCTACCCCATGATCGCAGAGTGGGCCGCGCTTCGCTTGTCTGATTAGCCTATGAGCCACCAAGAGTACGACGACAACTGCCCGGGGTGTAAACCCGCTTTCATGAACCTCGAGACCGGCGAGGTCCTGCCCGCCGACCACCCCACCATGCTCAAGATTATGGCCATCTGGGAAACCACTTCGCGCGCCCAGCGTGCCGCCTATCACCGGGTCATGTGCCTCAACTCCCGCGACCCGGTTGACCTCGTGATCGTCCATGGCCTGGTCGAGCGTTTCACCAAGTAACTCTTATGCCCCGTCACATCACCTACGGCGAAGTCGCCTATAAAACTTTCTGCGGACTGGATCCGACCCTCTTGAACGTCACCGACTACCAACAGATACCTGAACAGTTCCGCGACGTATGGGAAAACACCGCCGCCGCTGTCATCGCCGAATTCCGTAAACGCCAGGCCGAGCTATCTCACCAAGGCCCACCAGATCCGGAAATATGAGCGACAGGTATAATTATCTCACCGTGGTGCTCGAGCACGACCTGCGCGATGACGACGCCCAAAGCCTGATCCAGGCCATCTACCAGCTGCGCGGCGTCCTCAAAGTCGAACCTAACGTATCCGATGCTATAGCGTTCCTGGCCCAGGCCCGCGCCAAAGAACAATTGCGTAACGCTTTAGAAGCCTTGCTATGAGCTTCAGAATCAAAGTCTACGTATACGACGGTGACGACCGCCAGCTCGCTTCCTACACCGTCGAACTGGAAGCGTCCGACGAAGGCGTCGCCCACCTGGCCGCTATCCAGGAAGTTAAAGCCCTGCACCCGGGTTGCACCATCGCAGCTAAAACAATTGAAGCCTAAATTCTATTACTGGGCCTGCTACCACGCCCGGGAAGACTTCGACTCAGCCGAGTATAACTGGGTCTTAGTCGATCACCTAGACGGAAAAGAACTCCTGGCGGTCGGCCCCTTCATCATGGCTAACGCCGACAGTGAACGGGTCAGCCTCCAACGGGGCGCCGCCATCCATAAACGCCGGGTACGCCTCTACGGCTAATGAAAATCCGTTCCCTGATGCTCTGGGCCAGTGCGCTCCTCTTCGCCATCAACTTGGGTTTCGCCCTAGGCGATATCACCTCCAGTATGTGGACCGACCTCTTCCGCGACTCCGTTATCGCCGCCTCTAACTTCATCATCTTCTTAACCTGGAAGATCTCACCCAAGTGACCTATGAAAGTCCTCCTGCTTTCCGACAGCGACTTCGAGCTAGCAAAACGCAAAGTATCCCAGGAACTCTCCTGCGCCTCTACCAACTGCCTCCTCATGCAATACTGGGAGAAAACTCACTCCTGCAAATGGCACGCCCGCGCTTTAATTCGTAAACGCCGCATCGAAGCCCATCGCTTAAGCCGGATCCTAACTACCCGGGTATGACCACCCTCCCTAGATCACTAAGTCCACCACCACCCCACCCAGGGTCCGTTTCTTTTTAGCCCGCACCCGGGCATTCTTGCGCCGCCATTTCGCTCGCTCGCATACCCGACATTTCCGGTGCCCTTTCTCGTCAACCCGTACCCCAGCCACCGCTAACTCATGCCCATACCGGCAGTGCGTCTTCGGCCGGTCCTTGTCCCTATCCCTCTCCCAGCGCCGGTGAATCCGCGCGTGCTCAGAGTGCGTCACCTCTTTAACGTGCGCCGGATTGCAGCATAGCTTGTTCTTACACCTCTCATGATGCAGTTCTACCTCAGGCCCTAATACCACCCCTTTAACTTTCTCATACACGTACCGGTGTACCCGTACCGGCTTCCCTCCCACCGATACCACCCCGTACCCTCCACTAGTACGCGCCCCTGTCCACGGCCAGCATCCCTCCTCACTCTCCACCTCAATGCTCTCCCGTATCCGCCTAGGTATTGTTTCCAGCATTGCCTTCTTACATAAAAGGGGGTATACCACCTCGGCAATGATTTTTTATAAAAATGTCGGGCCATGGCTTGTAAGGATGGCAATGCCTAAACCGGAGTCCCAAAAGCGGGCAATACCCCCCGGCGTGTTCCGGCATTATGCCGGGAGGGTCGCCCTCCCGCCTGGCGGCCGCGTCCGGCGGCGCGCCGACTGCGCAACGTTGGCACAGTCTATTTTATATGACCTTTATTGTATGTAGTTATGGCTAACACACACAACGACAAGCACTTATGAAAGCACCCAATTCCGAGCCTGAACCGCATGATGACATTTCGACAAATGAACTGGAGAACGCCATTGATGTGACCGCCAAACGGCTGGTCCAAGCCATCGACAAGCTGGAGCTGGGGGCTGAGCCCTACTGGATGCAGGACGTGCGCCTGGCGCAGAAGCGCATCGAGGCGCAGCGCCAGAGTTTGCGCAGGCCGCACTCCGAATGAGCCTTAAGCAGCCTTGCCAAGTTGCTCTTCAGCTTCTTTAGCGCAAAGCGCAAGCCACGCTCGCCAAGCATGCGAGACGCAGGCATGAGAGCAGAAGCGTGCTTGACCTTTGCGGAGTCGGTAAGCGTAGGCTTTGAAGGGACGCTTGCAATGGAGGCACCGGACAACCTGAGAAGGTCGACCGTGATGGGTGCTCATGAGTTGCTGGTTACGCTTTGGAGTTTAGCAAGTGCCAGTTTAGGTCCAGCCGGGTTGAATCTGCCGCAGGGTTGGCTGAACACTGCGCCTTTGGGGATCTCGCGCCCTTCGTAGCGGCCGAGGTGCCGGTTGGTGAACTGACGCTGGATTGGGTAACGCTGGTCCAGCATCTCGCCTAGTAGATCAGGCTTAGCTCGCGGGACGAACAGGCTGGCGAACGCGAAAACGATGGTGCCAAAGAAGGTGCGCCGTTTGATGTTCATTTAATCAGAGTCGCGGTCTTCAGATTCAGAAAGAGCTACAGGCAGGAGCACAGGCTCGGCTGGCTCTATCTTCCAGTCCGGATACTGGCGAGCCAGCTCGGCCAGAGTCCAGCGCACATAACGGCGCAGGATAGGCGCGGCCTTGACGATCCGGCCCTGGTGAACGAAAGCGCCAGCGCAAAAAGTGCGGCTAGTAATCTGGTAAAGTTCTAGCTCAGTCATTCGATTGGTAAACTGTCTACGATACGGTTAATGGAAGGCAGTTGGTTCTGTATCCAGACCATCACGTTCTTGGGCTCAGTACGGCTCGGGCCTGGGTCTGGCTCTTGCCCCGTGAGTTTAGCTCGGTGGGCTAGGGCTTTCAACACGATGTTGGCGGCATCCGGATCTGCCATTTTAGCTCCTGGTAAGAATGCCATTAGGATCTGATCGATCCGGGCAAGATCGATCTGACGGTTTAGGTCAACGGCGCTTTTGAGGTCCTCATAGATGGCAGCATGCACTTCTCTGATCAGGTGACGGCACAGTTCAATAGAGATGCCCAGGGCGTGAGCCACATCAATGATGGGCCTGCCAGCCACAATAGCGTTCCAGGCTTCTACGGCGTTCTGGGTGGGCTCAGCGCCCAACTCCTGGATCATTTCCTCTAAGTGCGGCGCCGGGGCGTCTGGGGCGACTGTGGTGCGGGCCTGGATCTGGGCGATAGCGCTCTTACGCTTCTTCTTAGGATGTTCCTCGGCTTGGTCCAGGATAGCGGCGAGATCGATCTGCGGCAGTGACATAGGCGAGGCTAAGACTTTTTACGCCGGCGGAAAATTGTTAATTTGCCCTAAATTGGACGCTTAAATAAGGGAAACTTTGGTAACATGCGCAACGTCCGGCATCGGCGCGCCGCCGACAATTTGGTTGATTTTGAGGCACTTATGAAGCGCAGTTGACCGCCTAAAGGCGTTTAGCTGGTAAGAATGCCAGAAAAGTGCGTTCATGCTTTGAATATTCACTTGACAATCAAATGCTGCGGCTTTAAAGGTGAGGTCCAATGAAAAGCATCATCGTAGCAGCCGCTCATACCCAGGAGCAAGTCGAAGCCGGTCAGTGCGATATCTGGGACGACTTTAACGATACGATCGCCCAAGCCAGGGATAGGGCGAGGTACTACCTCACCGACGAGTACCAACGCTCTGCTGAAATGTCCTCACCGCTCACCTATTCCCAGGTGATTGTCGATGGCGAAGTCCATTCAGACTTTTTCCGAAAGGAGGTGCGCTAATGCAAGCAACGGTTTCCACCAGAAAAGAGTCTAGCCGCATTGTCTACGCTAAGACTGGCCGTTCTCTGATTCTTGATACCTACGTCCGCACCTACCAGGGGGCTCAATACCACGTTGACTACTATTACAGTCTCAGTTTGGGCCTTGAGACGATTGAGAACCTCACTTGGGCCGGAGTCTGCCGGATACTGGGGGAACACTAAGCCATGATTCCTCTCGATTACGATTACTACGTTGTCGCCTTTAGCGGGGGCAAAGATTCCATTGCCTCTTTCCTTGCCCTAGTGGAAGCGGGGGTTGAGCTGTCCAAGATTGAACTCTGGCATCATGATATTGATGGCAGAGAGGACGCTGAGCACCTGATGGACTGGCCCAGTACTCGGGCCTATTGCCAAGCTTTTGCTCGCGCCTTTGGCGTCAAGATTTACTTCTCTTGGCGTGAGGGCGGCTTCGCTCGCGAGATGCTGCGCCAGAACACGCGCACCGCACCGAGCATTTTCGAGACTCCGGACGGCATCAAGAGTGCCGGTGGAACAACCGGGCCATTAAATACGCGCCGTCTGTTTCCCCAGGTTACGCCTGATCTCTCCAAGCGCTGGTGCTCAGCTAAACTCAAGATTGATGTGTGCGACAGCGCCCTGGCTAACCAGCCGCGTTTCAAAGGCAAACGCACACTGGTCATCAGCGGCGAACGCGCCCAGGAGTCTGCCGCTCGGGCCCGCTACGCTGAGTTTGAGCCGGACCGGACCAATTGCCAGAGCCGCCACGTTGACCGGCTGCGCCCAGTCCACAAATGGACTGAGGACCAGGTCTGGGCAATCATCGAGCGGCACCGCATCAATATGCATCCAGCCTATCGGCTGGGCTGGGGCCGTTTGTCCTGCTTAACCTGCATTTTCGGGAACTCTAACCAATGGGCCAGTGCCCGGGCCGTAGCTCCGGGCCAGTTTAACCGGATCGCAGCCTATGAAGCCGAATTCGGTAAGACCATTGATCGCCAGGGTAAAACGGTATGCCAGAAAGCCGCCCTGGGCGTTGCTTATGCCGCGACGCGAGATCCCGCCCTGGTAGCCGAGGCCAACGATGTCAACTGGTCAGGCTCAATCAGGCTCGCAACTTGGGTCCGGCCAGCTGGTGCCTTTGGGGAAAGTTGCGGCCCCATTTGATTAGCCCTTGACATTCAAACGCCTGGCCTTAAGCTCACGCCATGCAAGCACCGAAACTCTACTGGCATAAAAGCGGCTCGCTCACCAGATGGGCCTCTTACTCCAGCTACATCCTGTACGTGACCAAAATCAGCAAGGGCTGGTACAGCATACAGATTGACAAGGACTGGAAAGCCATCGCGATGGGTCAGGAAAACGCAATGCAGATTGCGATCAATTACGCCGATCGCCTGGACCAGCCGCTTGGAGGTAACCAATGAACATCGACTACCGCAAACGATTCGGACTCCAGTCGAGCTACCGCAAACTGGCGGATATCAATTACGCCGTCAAACTGGGCGTCTGGATACGGCTCACGATGTGGGCCTCTACGACCGATGGGGTGCCGACTCGGTTTTACCGAGAGCACCAGGGCGATGTCACCGAGATCAATTCGGCAACGTTCCGGACGCATATGGCCGAATGGCTGGAGGCGTCTCACTGGAAGTATTATCAAAAGGACATTTAGCCTTTGATATTCACTTGACAATCAAATCCCAATCGTTTAAGAGTAAAGCCATGCAAACCTTCCCCTTCAACAGCGAATGGACTGACCTCAACTCTGAGGTGTACCAGAACCTCCGCACCATGGAACACCGGCTCAATGGTGCTATCGCCACAGAGACTAACGTCGACCGGCTCTATTGGCTCAGAACCGCGCGCACTCAATTGCGCTCGGCTAATACCTTCCTTATGCGCGCTAACTCGGCGCTGAACTCGGCTGCCTTTCATGGGACCGAAGAGGAGGTGCGCTAGCCATGACTGACGTTGAACTCAACGAGTCTATCCAAGCCGAGGTATTGCCAACGCTGCGACAGTTGACGCCGGAGAATCTGCTCGAGATCCGAGGCGCGTTAGACTTACTCCTCTGCGAGCTGAAACCTCATTCCAGGGAGAACGCTGATATGCGCCAGCGTTGGATCAGGGCCAGCGCTCTGTGGATAGCCTGCAACCTAATTCTGAGATCGTGATGAGAATCTAGTTTCGCCATCTGCCTCGCGTGACAGGAGGCAGCAGGCGCAATTAAAGCGCGAACCAAAATCCGATGAACACAATCAAACTCAGTGAAATTGACAAGGCTCTCGAAATAGCATCCAACGACCAGGGACACTACCAGACTCCCGGCGGCTCAATCCGGTACAAGGAGGTGACTTTTTTCCTCATGGCGAATGGGGATTACCGTGCCAGGATCGACACGAGATGGGGGAGCAATCAGGGATATTTTCAGGAGAACGGAGGCGAGATCGAGCGCATCAACGGCGAGACTCTGGACACAGTAATCGATGAGGCCACGGCCTATTGCGAATCCATGGAAGCTGACAATGAGGGTCTGGCCAGAGCCTGCCGGTTAGCGGCGAACGAGGCCCGCCAATGGGAGCGCAAACACGAGATCGTTTCCGAGGATCACAATCCGTTAGCTGATTTCTCAACCGAGGCGCTAGAGGCCGAATTGCAGAGGCGCAAAGTCACGGCCTGAACTAATTATGCCTCGAATAACGTCCGATGTCTCATTACGAAACCGGAGTACGCAACTCGGTTACTGCTTTAAAATCGAGATCCGATGAGGTTATAGCCCTGATCAATGTAAAGGAATACAGGCTAGCAGTCGATGAGGCGGCGAAAGCAATTGAAGAGGCTGAAGAAATGTTTCGATTCGTAGTGGACTGCCAGCAAATGAGCCAATTCGGGTCACCGGCACGGGAGGAGCAATGAAGAAAGTTATCAAGGTCTACGAAGGCGAATCATATCACGCGGACCGGCTGCGGGAAGGCGTCAGCACTCATAGGTATTTCATTCCGATATTCGGAGAGCACGAAGACAGAACGAGAGAAACGATGTGTTACGTCGAGGTGAATATCGACGGCGATCACAAGTCTTACAGTCCCGCAAGCGTTGCAGCATTTATTCGAAAAGGCATGGCGCTTTGATATTCACTTGACAATTCAAACGTCCGGCTTTAAAGGTGAGGTATGATTGAAATAGCAAAAGAGAAAGAACTCCAAAAGATCGCCCTTCAACTAGAGCTGGAATTGAAGCATTTCCAAAATACTGGACGGGGTGAGCTTTTTGCGATGGCTCAAATGACAGCGTTTAAAGATGAGGTTTATCGGATCTACGCGCGCGACGGAAAGGAGGAGATCCAATGATCTTCAAATATACCATCACTTGCGAAGTGGTTATTGACGCGGAAAGCAGAGCGGAAGCAGACGAGGAATTTAGCGAGGAATACTCCGACAATCTCAACCAGTACATAACTCGCGAAACCGTAAAGGAACTATGAGCTACGACGCCTGGAAAACCCGCAGCGACCTCGATGACGCGCCCCAGCCAGAGCCGGACGAAGAGTCCGGTGAAGGACGCTGCATCGAGTGTGGCGGTGAATGTCCGGCCGAGGATCAGATCTGCGGCTACTGCGCCGCCGCGAACCGCGACACTGAAAACTCTGTAAACGAACAACGAGACATATGAGCATGCAATTAAAGGACGATTCCAACGACCAGGAGCACGAGACGCTCCTTGGTTACGGCGAACTCCACGATGGACTTTCCGACATGATTGAATCAGGGCGGCTTACTGAAGGCATGATACCTGATGATTACCAGTGGTTAGTGGAGAAACTGGCCGAACTGGGCACACACTGGGAGCAAGAGACGCTCGATTGATTTCCAATTAACAACCAAACTCAATAAAGAAAAAACGTATATGCAAACCATTAAGATCATCGAAGGCAAACGCTACAACACTGAAACCGCCACTAAGATCGCGGAATATTGGAACCGGCTTTCGCCCTCCGATTTCCATTCTGTGACCGAAACCCTCTACCGGACGCCTAAGGGCCAATTCTTTATGGTTGGCGTAGGTGGGGCACTGACCCGATACGCCCAATCCTGCGGGAATAATTCCTGGTGCGGCGGGAGCCAGTGGCAGGTCTTCACTGATGACGAAGCGTTTGAATGGCTTCAGAGCTATGGGGAAACTGACGCCCTGGAAAGCTTCTTTCCGAATAAGATCCAAGACGCTTGATTAGCCCTTGACAATCAAAGGCTCCGGCCTTAAGAAGAAGATATGCAAGCTGAAGTTTCCGACCACAAGTTTGCCAGCATCGAGGACGCGAAAGCCTTCGCACTCGCTGGCAACGCCATTCTCACTCTACAGTCCACTCGGACTGGCACCCATTACACGTACAAAGTAAAACAGGCCACTGACCGGCAAACCCAGCGGCCCCAGCCTGGCGTCTACTTCGTCAATTTGCTGACTAGCGGTTCAGCGGATGACGACGGGTTCACTTACCTGGGCTTAATTCGCAATGGGCAATTCACGCTCACGGCCAAAAGCCGCTTAGGCATCGCGACTGGCCCAGTGGCTGCGTTCCGGTTCTTTTACACGAGCACCGAACTGCACCCAGAGCTAGTGGTGAGGCATGAAGGACGCTGTGGGCGCTGTGGGCGCACGCTGACTGTGCCCGAGTCGATAGACCGGGGAATCGGGCCTGACTGCGCCGCCCTGATGGAAGGAGGTGCGCTATGAGCATGATGTATGGCAAACGGCGCGTGGTACTGAGGAAAAGTGGACTGGTAGTGGCCTGCGGTAGCGACGGACCGGGTCGACCTCGCTTGACCGGTGATAGCACCAAACTGACAAACGGAGGTGATTACCATCCGCTTGGCTACTGGTACGAGCAGGGAGGCTTGTTCTATGCGGACCTCAAGTCCGAGGACCAATGGTCTGTCAGCAGGGATACCGTTGCCAATAAAGGACTGGGCGGCTTACCCACTAAGCAGGCACTGCGTGAGTACGTGATGGAGTACTGGCGCAGCCGCAACGGAGGTGAGCTATGAGCAACTCTGAATCTATGCTAGGGCTCGTATGCCTGATCTACAAATGCGGCTGGGATTGCAGCAACGGAGGCGTCAGCAGCCAGTGCGAGGAAGTGACCTTAGTCGAGTTGGGTAAAGAGGCTGAGATCTTCGCACCCAACCCAGAACGACCTCCTGTGCGCTTGGTGCGCCGAGGAAATTATCTGCACGCTGAACCAGTTTATCAACCAAAGGGTTTAGTGGGTCCAATGTTTGGCGGGAACTTCATCTATTCCAGTGATAGCCGGTTCCCGAGCGAACAACCGATCGCACTTCATGACCGGTGGGAAAGCCCAAGTACTTACGACGCTCTCTCCCGATGAAAGTGAGCACGCTACGAGCCGGTGACTACGTTCTAGTCACCGGTAAGGGAGGCAACAATACTCCCGCCGAGGTGATCTTCGTCAAAGGGAGCACCATTGGCGTCCGCCTGGCTAACGGCGGCGAAGTCCGGACGTATGATTCGCGCAAAGGCTACGGCGACATCAAAGCCGCCGCTCGCTTAGTCCAGGGTAAATGGATTCCACTATGAGGTACGCATTTAGACTTAACGACCGGCTGGTCCGATACGATCACGTAATCGAATACCGGCAGCACGAGATCGGCATCCACTCCTATTATAGTCAGGGAGTGCTCACCTGGATGGCTCACGCCGATGGCCAGACCACTGGCTACTATGAAAGCCTCGGGCAGGCCATAGCAGCCGCCCAACGGGTCATTGACAAATGGTGCGAGGCGGCAAAATGAAAGCGACTGTTTACGACCGCGATGCCCGGTACTGGGAACGGGTCCGGCATTATATCATCCAGATAGCAAGCGCCTGGACCAAGGGCTCAGAGGGTCAGGCACTGCTGTCGGCCGTCATGGCAGAGGACTGGCGGCAGACGCTCCAGGATAACGCACCGGCTGGCACCCACGTCTCAGCGCGCGACTGCGCTGGAGTCATTATCCGGAACCTGCTAGTCCAATAGGTATGGATGTAACCACTTTCCTTCTAGGGTTCTTGAGTGGTGCCTTGGCGATCATCTTGTACTTCACGCTGATCGCGCTTTCGGAGTACTTAACCAGGCGCAAACCCTGACACATGTCATCATTTGGCTATGGCCCACAAACGCTCGAGGATGCCCCAGGATGCGCAACGTTGCGCACAGGTCCAATGCACCTGCTCGGCCTTGCGACGCGCCTGCGGTCAACCTGGTGCGTTTAAAGCGGGGGTCGAAAAGGGCATTTTTTATGGTAATTATCAGAGAATATGATTGGGTCCAAACCAATCAAAATGACCTGTCTTTTGGCGGCAAGCTCTACGAAGTTTTCGGAGAGCGAGCCGAGCCCCAAAAGACAACCGTCGCCGAACGAGCGGAGCCATCAATTAGGAGCAACCCAGGATAAACGAGCGAGCCAATAGGTACGAGACGCCCATATGTCACGAGCGAGCCAGGAACCCGGAGCAACCCACGTCTGTAAAGCGAGCCAAGCCCTCGGAGTAATCCCACAATATACAAGCGAGCCATGAAACTTGAGGAGCCCATTCGAAAGGAGCTAGCCAAATGGTGCAAGACGCCCATGAATCACAAGCGAGCCAATAGGTAACGAGCCATCCACAGAGCGGGAGCGAGCCAGAGCGATAGAGAACCCCAAATCATTGGAGCGAGCCGGACTACGCGAGATTACCCATACCCAACATGTGCGAGCGAGCCAGCCTGCGTGAGAACCCCATAAATGAAGAGCGAGCCACAGAAGGTGAATCATCCACGCGAAAACAAAGCGAGCCACTACAAGAAGAGCAACCCCAGGATAAACTAGCGAGCCATTCTCGAAGAGTCACCCAATTGAGAGGAGCGAGTCATTAATCGAGAGATATCCAAGAAAAGAAAGCGAGCCTTGATTCGGTAGCCATCCAAGCACAATGAGCGAGCCAACACCAAGGAGAAACCCATAGAGCTTAAGCGAGCCGCGCCAAGCAAGAAACCCAAAGTGAGAGAGCGAGTCAATCAAGAGGACGTCACCCCATAATAGGCGAGCGAGTCACGGTTGTAGAGGCACCCATTCAAATAGAGCGAGTCATGAGAAAACAGAAACCCTGAGACGGAAGAGCGAGCCAACCCTGATGAGCCATCCAACCAGAACGAGCGAGTCAAATCAGAAGAGCTATCCCACCGATGTAAAGAGCGAGCCATGGCAAAAGAGAGTCCCAAAATGAATGAGCGAGCCATCCATGACGAGCAACCCATAACGCAAGAGCGAGCCAAGCAAAGTGAGATACCCAAGGCATGGGAGCGAGCCATTCAGAAAGAGCAACCCATCGCGGATGAGCGAGCCATGCGATTGTAGATAACCGCGCGAAGAGAGCGAGCCAAGCAGATGAGGCACCCATTAAGTTGGAGCGAGCCGAGCAATACGAGACAACCAGCAATGAGAAGCGAGCCAGAATCCATAAGACGCCCATTGGACAATAGCGAGCCACAATACCGGAGACGCCCAGAGACGGAATAGCGAGCCGTATGGTGAGAGAACCCCATCGCATGAGAGCGAGCCAAGGGAACCGAACAGAGCCACATATTCTAGGAGCGAGCCAACTGGCAAGAGACACCCAAGAAATAAGAAGCGAGCCATGACCATTGAGTCACAACCTTAAAGATGAGCGAGTCAATCCGTAAAAGACACCCAAAGCCGGGGAACGAGCCATTGTCGATGAAGAGCCCCAAAAGGTGAGAGCGAGCCAGCCCTGACGAGATATCCAAAAGACGAGGAGCGAGTCGAACGGATAGAGAACCCCATACATCGCAAGCGGAGGAATGCAGTAGCCAAGGTTTAAGAGGCACCCAACAGACAGGAGCGAGCCACTCTACGAGAGATAACCGTGATGAACGAGCGAGCCATGCAAAAGGAAAAACACTCACCACAAAAGAGCGAGCCAAAATTAATGAGACGACCAAGGGCCGCGAGCGAGCCACACCATATGAGACACCCATCAGCAGCGAGCGAGCCCTGAACCACAAGACAACCAGAGAGTGCGAGCGAGCCGCTGCCCACGAGCCATCCACGATACGCGAGCGAGTCAGAGCAGCTGAGCCACCCATCGAAAATGAGCGAGCCGCTAAAAGAGAGATATCCAGAGCGTACGAGCGAGCCATGATGAAAGAGACAACCAGTTCAATGGAGCGAGTCATTGTTCGCGAGACATCCGAAAGCCGTGAGCGAGTCATGTTGGAAGAGCGTCAGCCACTTCAATGGAGCGAGCCACATACCAAAAAACATCCACCGTAAACGAGCGAGCCGCGAATCCAGAGACGCCCCAGGAGCGGAAGCGAGCCAATAAGAACGAGGCACCCACAGCGAATGAGCGAGTCAGTAGATACGAGACGCCCATAACAAATTAGCGAGCCAAAAAGATAGAGGCACCCATCATGAATTAGCGAGCCAGCGAAACCGAGACGCCCATAGCATAGGAGCGAGCCAAAAAGAAAGAGACACCCAATACGGAATGAGCGAGCCAGCGAAACAGAGACACCCATAGCGAAAGAGCGAATGAAAAAAGAACAACACAAGGAACTAGTCAAACTAGCGCGCAATGACCTAATCAATGAGATTGTAAAAGCCTACGAAATCGAAGCCTCAAGTGTGGCCCGAATCGTCGAACTATATTACGACTGTCAGGAGCACCGGAAACGGCATGCCGCCAAAAAACGAACGGAAGAGCCACGGGATCTCGATGCCTGGTTCTTTGAGTACTTGCATTTTGGCGAGGCGCTTATCCAGGCTAAGTTGCAGAAATGGGTAGAGAGCGATGCGCCGGTAGAATCCCGCTGGGCTTACTCTCAGTACGGTATCGGCCCGGTCCTAGCAGCTGGCTTAGCCGCGCATATCGACATTAGCAAAGCGAACAGTCCATCGGCGCTCTGGAAGTTTGCGGGCTTGGCTCCCGGCTTCGATCGCCGGATCAAAGGCGAGAAACTGCAATACAACTCCCGGCTGAAGACCCTCTGCTGGAAAATTGGCGATTCGTTTGTCAAATTTTCGGGGCAGGAGGAATGTTTTTACGGCGGCTTGTATCGGGAGTTCAAGGCCGAGGAGATCCGGCGCAATGAGTCCGGCCACTACAAAAAAGCGGCGGCCGAGCTGCTCGCAACCAAGAACTGGCGGGACGACACGGTTACGAAAACCAGGCTACTGGAGGGTAAGCTCTCTGACGCTCACATCGACAACAAGGCGCGCCGCCGCGCCGTCAAAATTTTCCTGGTCCACTACTGGGGAGAGGGTAGGAAGGCGCGCGGCCTGCCGGTGAGAGGACCTTACGTAGGGCAGGTTCTGGGACATGACGGCATCATTCCCCCTCCTAATTGATTAGCCCTTGACAATTCAAATGTCCGGCCTTAGGCTAGTGGCGTTCCGATAGTTTTGAGCCGGTCACCGACTCGAGGCACGTTGCAACACTGAGACGTATCGAAATGCAGTAGCTACGCAGAATAGAGAATCTTGGGAGCCTTCGACCGGAGACTGGGATAAAGCGTAAAATAGTCCGGCTGACGCCGGGAGACGCAGGTGGGAACCCTGCTCGGGACTTTCCTAAAATGAAAACTGATTCACTGCTCAACTACGATATCGCGACGGTCTGCCAGACCGTCTACCTGGTGGAAAGGGAAAGTCCCACTTTCCCTGGCGTCTATTTCGCCATGCTCGGCTTTTCGAGCGAACTAGCGGCCCGGACCTGGATTGAAACCCATCCAGTGGGAAACTACCAGATCACAACCATACCCTTTTTTAATAATCTAAGATAAGTGGGAAAAAAGCATGCTTTCATCCAAATGCTAGACTGGCGCGCGCTTTCGACGGTTAGAGAGGCACGCTCCAGCGGAATCAGCTATCGTCTAGCCAACCGCAAGGAAGGCACGATTACTGACCCAGCGGCATTACGAACATTTTATTATCGGATCTTTTATGGCCAAAAAATTAAAAATGATCAAGAAACGGAAAAACGGGAGAGGCGGCTCACGCCTGGGGGCAGGCAGGAAGGGCAAACCGGATAAAGATGCCTGGGGCTATGTCACTTGCAGTCTCAAAAAAGACACTATCAAGCGACTGCGCGAAGGTGCGGACAGTATCTATATAGGGGAGTTCCTGCAAAAACATTTGGACCGGTATCCGGTGCCGACTCGGGCAGAATTCCTAGCCCTGGAAACTCTGGAGGAACGACCTGATCCCAGCCTCTATGTGGACCCGCTCGGGGTAGCCGGAGATCCGGCGACTCGGGCAGCAGCCAGGGCCGAGGCCAGGGCGGCGCGGCGGGCGCGGCACCTGGCCGCGCTAATGCCTGCGGAACGCAAGGCAGTCAAAGAGGTTATTCAAAAGGTAAAGCCCAGAAAGTGACCCTGCTCGAAAAGCTAATCAGAGCTAACCGCTGGCGGCGCGGGGGCTCAGAGGTGGATGGCTGGAATGGACACTTCCTAGTGCCCATTTCTGGCGACATCTGGTGGATAACTCTCTCGGACTCCGAGGGCTGGCGCAGGCTTCTAGTCCGGCACACTTCAGCTAATTTGACGGCGACGCCTCCGGGGCACCATATCCTGCGGCAGGCACGGGACCTTTTCTTCGATGACCAAGCCTGGGTTTGCCAATTTTTCCCGCCGATTGATGTTAGCCCTGAACCCTACGCTACGTTATGGGAACCTCTCGACGAGCCCATGCCTCGCCCTGTCTATGGAGACGACCAAGCAACTGGAACTAGTCAGGGACTTCATGATAGCGGTTGCGCCGGAGGTGACCCGCCATCACCTAAGCCAGCTGCGCCACCAACAACTCAACCCGGACCTGGATGACGAAGGAATGACCCAGTATAGTGGGCTTGCTGAAACTGGGGCCCGGCTCACTTTAGAATTAGCCATGCATCTAGCGGCCAAGTACTCTCAGGCTTATGATTCCATTACCGAATAATGCCGCCGAGTTGTGCCTGGCAGGGATAGGCTTTTTGGCCATCGCGATCGGGATCTGGGGGATCCTGTTTGACCCGGATATCGGCCTCTTCCGGAAGTGAAACGCGTCCCCCTCCGGCACGTTAGTCCCAAGCGCGCCAGGGCGCTTCGCCTGTACGCAAAAGAGCGGCAAGGGCATCTGGCTAGCCATCCCCGGTGCGAGCTATGCGACGCGCGACGCTCCACCCAGATCCATCATCGCGCGGGCCGGATCGGAGCCCAGCTCAACCGGACCGGGGACTGGATCGCGGTCTGCACCGATTGTCACCGCCGGATACATGATTCACCGGCCTGGGCTCGAGCTAACGGGTACCTGGCTTAGTCCAAAAAAGCATGCTTTACTCCAAAAGCTAACGCTCAGCGTTCATGGGTCTCTTCAACCAGGATGGCTCGCTCTCAGGATACGGGTTTCTCGTTGACTCTGGCTCTGGGTAAGTCTTTCGCACAACTAGCCTTGGCGCGCTTAGAAAAAAGCTAACCTTAAAGCATGCTTTCGTTGCGCATGCTAAGCCCATCATGCTACGATTGATCCTAAGGAGATGGACGTGCAAAATAGGATCATCGACGCGCACATTTTTTACCGGCATGCGCCCGAGGAAATCGCGGCGCTGCGCAGAGCTATCGCCCCCCTGGCAGATCACATTAAAGGGGTAGGAGGCTTAAGTTCATGCACTCCGGTGATGGAGTGTCGCTACTTCCGTTTCACTCAGGCCGCCGGGTTGCGCACGATACTTTTGCGCGCGGCGAAACATGCGCGCGCGCATCTGGATGAATATTTCCCGGCAATGCGTGAGGACATTATTGCCCAGGCCGAGGTCCTGGAACAAGCCGTTGAAGACTATTGGGAAACGTTCCAACGTTTACAAGCCGACTCGGTGCCAACTACCTAAGGGACACGCATGGAATTGACTCCGTACTATGGGGATCAACCCCTTGTCGTCCAGAGTGTCCAGGTCCGGGTAAACCCCAAGGATCAGAAGCGGGCTGACGCACTCCTAAATCGCACCTCTGGGTTTGTGTCGGTCTTTGACAGCGCCAGTTTCGCCACGGCCCAACAGCTGGCGGGCCAGCTCAAAGCGTTCCTGAACGAAATCGACAAAGGCCGTAAGGGAGCCCAGGAACCGTTTAAAAGCATTAATGAGCAAATCAACGAACAGGCGCGACTGATCGGTGACTCTGTCGGCGCCGAGCACAAACGGATCCTGGGGCTCCTGAATGCTTACGTAGCCGAGCTGGAGGCGCGCCAGAAAGAGCAAGATCGCAAACACGCCGAGGCTCTGGCCCGGGAACGAGAAGCCCATGACGCTAAAATTCGCGCGGCTCTGGCTGCCCAGGAAGCAGCCGAGGAGAAAGCCCGGGCGGCTTTAGATGAAGCGGCTCGAATTAAAGCGCAGGCCGAGGCCCAGGCCCAGATGTTAGTCGCAGCCCAGGAGCAACTAGCCAAAGAGATGGCCATGGAAGTCGCTAACCTCGGCGCGGATCAACCTAGGCGGGGCCTGGTGCCGTCCGGCCGGGTAGATCATCCTTTCGAGTTTAAGCTGCTTAACTTGGGCGAAACTGTCCGAGCCGGGTGCCTGGGGCTCCTGCGCTGGGAACTGAATATCCAGGCTTGCCAGGATAGTGTCCGGGCTCAATTAGCGATCGATCCCAACTGCACGCCCTCCCTGCCCGGGATCCAGGTCAAACGCTCTATCAATGTATCAGTGAAAGCTAACGCCAAAGGTCTCTTATGAATCTCGCCCCACAGGAGCAATCCTATCCTATAGCCCAAACCTACACCCCACAGTTCTCCCCGATGCCCGATTTCCTGTCCAAAGAAGAGGTCGAGTTACTGAAAAGAACGATGCTCGCCAAGTTCCCCGAGGACGAGGCTGAGAGTTTTATCCGCGTCTGTCAGCGTACCAAATTGGATCCGTTTACTAAACAGATCTATGCCACCCGACGTTATCAAAAGGTGCGCGACGAGAACGGTAATACGAAAAAGGTGCCTACGCTGGTGATCGTCACCGGCATCATGGGCCTGACGGCCGTAGCCACCCGGACCGGCGACTACAACGGGTGCGAGATCGCCTGGGCGGGTCCTCCGGAGGAAGGGACCGGCGAAGTTAAATGGCTGACCGAATGGCTATTCGAGAACGCGCCTGCCGCCGCTCGAGCAATCGTCCATCACCGGCACCGGGCGCACCCCGAGATCGGGATCGCCCGCTGGCACGCTTACGTCGGGCAGAGCTGGAACCAGGAAAAGAAGCAATGGGAGGTCTCAGAGTTCTGGTCCAAGATGGACGACTATATGCTGGGCAAATGCGCCAAAGCAGCAGCGCTGCGCGGTGCCTTCCCTGACCAGTTGTCCAACATCTATATCCGGGAAGAACTGGACAGTAACATCACCGACGCTGAGACGGACACCGAGACCTTAGGGCTGGACGAGGAAAAGATCCGGCGTAACCGGGAACGCGAAGCGGAGCTGGCTAAAGCGCCTCTGCCGCCTAACATGACCACGTTACAACCCGAGAAACCGTTGCCTACCCCAGAAGAAGCAGCTCAACCGGCTACTGTCCATGAGCTGCCCCCTAAACCCGTAGAGCCGCCTAAGCCGCAAACAGTTGAGCCGCAGAAAGCCGAGAAACGGATGGGGCCAAGCCCCGATGACAACGAGCTGGATATGAGCCCGCCTGCCGCGCCGCCGGAGCCGCCCTGGCGCGACCATGTGATCCTGGGGGTAACGCACGTGAAGTATCACAAGCGCAAAATCTCCGAGCTGAACCAGGCCGAACTCCAGGTAATCGAGAACCAGTGGTTACCCAAGGTGCGGGAAGGCTGGGATGAGGCTAACGATCTCCAGCGCGCCGATTATGCGATGTTCGAAGCCGCGATCGCATTCCACAAGCAAGCCAAACCATGGTAGGAACCCAAGGGCATGAAAGAACTTACCTCCAAAGAACGTTTGCTGGCACTCGAGCAATGCGAGCTGAAGATCGCCACCAACCTGAAACGGACCCAGGACGCAACGGTCGCTATTGGGCGCGAGCTTTATAAGATCAAAAGCGAGAAGCTCTATGAAGAGCGGGGCTACGAAGCCTGGGCTGACTATATCACGGCCACACTCCCCTTCGAGCCGCGCTCAACCGAGCGAATCATCGGGATCTCGCTGACCGTCGACCGCATTAAAAAAGCGGGCCTGGCGCTGCCCGATAACGAGAGTATGGCCGCCGAGCTGAGCCGCCTGGATGCCGAACGCCAGACTGAGGTCTGGGGCCAGATCCTGGACGCCCAGGCGCGCCGGAGCCAGCCTCTAACCAGCCGGGGCGTCCGAGCCATTGTCGACCAGATCGAGGACGCCCAGGCTAAAGCGGCCGCCAAGGAACGCACCGGGGTAAAGACCGACCTGGACCTGGACTCAGGGGACGCTAACGGCGAAAAAGCGGCCGCGCCTGCCACCGGCAGTGGCAAGAAACGGGTACCCGATGAGGTCACTTTTACCGAGGAAGGCGAAGCGGCATTGGAACGGATCCGGCGGCTGGCCGGAGACGAGGCGGCTGACGCCATTCGTTACCTGCGAGTACCGATCAGCGAACGCGACCTGCTTAAGTGGGCCGAGCAAGACGACGATTTAGTGGCGAGCCTGGCCTATTACCTGATCGAGCAACGCTGGAGCATTGCTAAAGCCCTGGGCTTTGAGTCCCAAGCCATCGGACCAGCCACCCCATTCGGTAAGGTCATTGAGCGGGCCGAGGCCCGGGGCGGCAACCTGGCTATCGATTACCTGGACGAGAAAGTGGTGGTGCAAATCGGGCTGGCGGCGCTAGCATGAACCATCAAGATCTCGCGATCGGCCACGCTTTACGGGTCACGGTGCGCTGGATTGACCGGGTACCCGAACCGGCTTCTGTGAAGGAGTACCAGGCAGAAGTGATCGGCTGGCGCAATAGCCAGATGATTGTCCGGGTAAAAGACTACGCGGTAGTGCGGTTCTGGAAACGGACCGGCATCGAAGTCGGGAACAAAGACCACGAGCGGCGCGGGTTCTTTTTGGACGTGAAAGGGCTCGAGGAAAGCATTAAACCGGTGCCCGGGCTTACCGTGGATTTAGGCGCGATCGACCAGGAAGAAGCGGCCCAGGTCGCCACCATAGAGGGAGATGGAGCCCATGAGCCGGTGCCCGCACTGCAATAAAATACTCAAAGATAACTGGGTCATTTCCCAGGGCGCAGCGCTAATGGGTAAGAAGGGCACCAAGGGCCGGACCCCGGCGCAAGCCCGGAAAGCGGCCCGGGCCCGCTGGGCTAAGAAAGATGGAAAAGATGGAAAGGCCGGTAGCTTAACAGGGAAAGCAGCGGTCCCCAAAACCGCCGACTGAAGGTTCGAATCCTTCCCGGCCTGATGATTTCGCACTTGCTTTTCAAAAGAGCAGGTGCGATACTACAGGCACGTATATGAAGGTATTCCGACCATACCAATCCGAGGCGGCAATTGCCATCCTCGCAGCCTGGAAAAAAGGCGAGCATTGTATCGCGGTAGTTGCTACCGGAGGTGGCAAGACCCTGATCGCAGCCGGGACCAGCGCCTATGTCCAAAAAAACGGCGCTGGCCGCATCCTGTTCCTTGCTAACCGCAACGAACTTTGTACCCAGCCGATGGCGGCTTTCCGCGATCAACTGGGTTATGTGCCTGCTCTGGAAAAAGCCGACTCTTTCGCGCCTCTGGACGCCCAGGTAGTCGTTGGAAGTGTCCAGACCCTATCCAGAAAGAAACGCCTGGAACGCTGGCCGCGCGATCACTTCTCTTACATTTTCGCTGACGAATGCCATATGTCGGTGGCAGCCAGCTGGAGGCGCATCTTCGAGCATTTCACCAGCGCTAAACGCTGCGGCATTACGGCAACCCCGTTTCGCTCTGACGGCAAAAAGCTTTCCGACATTTTCCAGGTTGAAGCGTACCGCAAGGACCTGTTCGCCCTGGTTGACGACGGGTACCTGGTTGACCCGGACCATGTCGACCGGCTGGAGACCGCGATCAGCCTAGCCGATGTCCGGGTGAAACACTCGACTGAGGGTATCGATTACGACGCCCAGGATGCCGCTGATGCGATCGCACCGTATTTCCGTGAGATCGCTAAGGAGCTAAAAGCAAAACACGCCCAGCGCCATATCCTGGCGTTTCTGCCCCTGGTCGCAAGCTCGCAGAAGTTCGTCGAAGCCTGCCGCGCCGAAGGGATCGATGCGGTCCATATCGATGGGGAAGACCCCGAGCGCGATCAGAAGCTAGAGCTGTTCAAACAAGGTAAAATCGGTCTTCTTTCCAACGCTAGCCTGCTACATACCGGCGTGGATATGCCGGTATGCGATGCAACCCTAAACCTGAGGCCGACGAAGTCGAAAGTTTTGTACCAGCAGATCATCGGCCGATCCACCCGGACCGTGCCGGGGCTGATCGACAACATCCAGGACGTCCAAGGACGTCTGGCCGCGATCGCGGGCTCGAGTAAGCCGAAAGCTTTCATCATTGATCCGTTATGGCTATCCCAGGACCACGATCTCTGTACCCCCTCGTTCCTAATCGCTCCCGATGAAGAGTTCGCCAATGAGATGCATAAAGCCGCTGGCTCGAGCTATTCCCTGCGAGCGGTAGCCCGCCAAGTCCAACTCGAACGAGAGGAGGCTATACGGCGGCGCTTACAAGCGACCGCCAGGTTTCGCGAAGGCAAAGTCGCAGCCCAATATTTCGCAGCGTCGACCGGCGAACACGCGCTATTCAACTACGAGCCCATCTATCCCTGGGAAACCCGTAAACCGACGCCCTTTACGCGCGGGCTCTTATCGCGCGCGGGGATCGACCCGGAAAGTGTGCCATCGGAAGGGCTCGCTCGCCAGGTTATGCTCGCGATTGGCCGTAGGCGCTTTAAAGGTCTTGCTGAGATCAGGGCTCTTGGCCCTGCGGCGGAACATGCGGTAAAAGACATCTGGGACTTGACCCCCGAGCAAGCGCGGAGGTGGCAATGACACCGATCCTGCTTAGCTTCGAGCAACAACTCGATATTGAGTTTGCTCTGGACACTGATGAACCTGAAGTGCTTGACGCCGATGCCGCTGCTTATTACCTCTATTTTAAATCCGGCGGGGAGATAGCTTCAGGTAAAATCTTAGCCAGAACCTGTGACGAACCCCAGTGTGTAAACCCAGATCACATGGTCGTAATCAACCGTGAATGATCCCCAGGAGCTGTACGCGGTATATGCCAAGTGGACCGGCCAGCTCCATGCCTGGATGGCAAAGCTGGGGCATTACATCGATTGCGAGTATTTCCCGGACTCCTACCAGTTTAAGCTCTACTCCGGCGCAGCCAGAGCGCTACCTACCCGTTTCACTGAAGACCTGATGCCACTCTCGACGGTGCCGAACCTGCGGCGCCCCCAGGGCGAACGCTCGGTGACAGTCCAGTTGCCACTGCCCCAGGATGATCCCAGCCAAGAAACGCTAGACCGTGCTTTTCGTGACCTTTGCCTAGCCGCTGCCCGGGTACTGGAACTGGATTTGAAAAATCCCGCACTGGGCGACACGCCAGTAAAAAAGCATGCTTTGCTGGAACCGCGACCTAAACGTCGAAGACTGCCTCCGAAATAGCCGATTTGAAAAATCCCGTGCTAAACGACTCGCTTCCACCCAAAAAGCATGCTTTCCTGGACGAACGCTAGCACACTCTAAACGTTAACCCCGAGAAACGATATGTATCTATCTGTCACTAAAACGATTGCGGTCCCCCCGATTCTGGTGCCAACGCCGCCGCCAGATGGCACTCATCCCGAGCAACCCATTTATATCCCCATTTTCCCAGCTCACCCGATCGTATTGCCGCCGGTCGACAGCGGGGCTCATCCCGAGCATCCGATCTATATCGACGTCAGCCCCGAGCATCCGATCTATTTGCCACCACCGAGCGTCCCGGTTGGTCCTGAACATCCCATTTACATTCCGGTGGCCCCAGCTCATCCGATCGTTTTGCCGCCAGACCAACCGCCAGCTAGCGGTGGAGGAGTACCGACCCATCCGATCTATTTTCCGATCGCGCCAGAGCATCCGATCTACATCCTGCCGCCGACACCGGAGCATCCGATCTATCTGCCTGGAGAAGGGGCGAGCCCCGAGCATCCGATTTATATTCCGGTCGCGCCAGCCCATCCGATTGAGCTGCCGCCGGAGCAACCCCCAGCTAGCGGTGGAGTACCGACACAGCCGATCTACTACCCGGTGGCGCCTGCGCATCCGATCGTGTTGCCGCCAGAAAGCGGCGGGGGCAACGGTCTGACGCCGGAACATCCGATTGTGCTACCCGGCGACACCAGGACCCTGTATGTGAGCGCCGGTCCAGGCGTGCCGGTTGAGATCTGGGTTCCGCAAAAGAAGTAAGCTTTTCCAAACCTAATGTAGGTTACGGAACAAAAGTCCTGCCCGCATCCGAGTATCTAAGACGTCTCGGGTGCGGTGCAGGCGAAATGCTCCGAGGCTAGTAGCTTCGGAGCATTTTTATTTCCCTCCCGGGGCTCCAACCTATATGGTCAAGCCCTATGTGATCTATGAGCGCTTATTGGTCACACTACTGGTCATCGGGATCGTCATCACTATCGGCGGCGCTGAGACTATTAACCACCGAGTTATGAACGATCGCGATGCCGTCGAGCGAGCCTACGAGCAGGCCATCATGGTCCTCTACAAAAGTCTGTACGATAAATTGGTGACTAACCCCCCAGGGGACGAACACGAGGCCCAAGCTAATTTCGAGCGCGGCTTAACCCAGGCCAGGAAAGCTCGAGCCATTGCGCTCGAATCGGTCAAAAGCAGCCCATGATCCGCCTGGTCGATAACCCGCACCTGGTCAGTCTGATGAGCCCGGAAGACCAGCGCACCTACGGGCCGGGGATCCATCCGCCGGATGAGATCCACCCAAGCGCTAAGACCGGCGCCCTGGAACGCCAGGAACAACGCCAGTTTGCCAGCTATTGTCTCCTAAAAGACTATCCTTTTGTCTGGCATGCCACTCACCGGCCCTCGAAAGCGACCCCGGGGACCCCGGACTTTTGGGTCGGCTGCAATCTAGTGGGCCTCTGGATCGAGTTTAAGAAAGACTACACCTGTAAACTGTCTCCTGATCAGGAGGAGTTCGCTCGGAAACTTGAGGCTCAAGGCATGCGGCTTTACATCGTTTACTCAGCCCAAGAAGCCATTGAACTGGTTCGCTACTTCGACAGGCTAATCTAATGAGAACAGGACGTCCGCCAAAGCCACCTATCGAGAGATTCTGTCCGAAAATCCTGTTCGATGAAACGATGGATTGCTGGAATTGGACCGGCTTGCTAGACAAGGACGGCTACGGACGATTTCGGATGCCGCATCGATGGATGCGCGCGCATCGATTCGCGTATGAATTTTTTCGCGATCCGATCCCAAGCGGACTCCAGTTAGATCACCTATGCAGGAACCGTTCGTGCTGCAATCCCTGGCACTTAGAACCGGTCACCAACCTCGAGAATACTCTTCGATCACCAATCGCTCCGGCGGCTATCAACGGGCGGAAATTTTATTGTAAACGCGGCCATCCCCTTAGTGGAGAAAATCTTTATCGTAACTCAAAAGGCGAACGTCAATGCAGAATCTGCGACAGGAAGCGACGGAAAATTCGGCGCAGGAAAGCAGTGAATCTTTTTGACCGGCTAGTATAACGCGCAGTATAACGCTTTATGAACAGGGAGGTTCCAATAACTACCGGCTTTAGAGACCACTGGGATGCAACTAACCAATGACGATGAATTCCCTGGAAGTGCTAGCCAGTCTCATCGTGTTCTCTGCCAGGGACTGGGGCGAGATGCACAACGATGCGCTTATCTACGGGATCGTAGTCGGGTGGGACGAGGCGGCCATGCGCGACGTTGCGGATCGGTTCAACCTGGACGAAAACCGGGTAGAACTCCTGCGGAAATTACACGCAGATTTTCAGGCGCGCTTAGAGCCAGGTTCTTAAGGGGAGAAAGGGCTCCCGTCCCCCACCGCCTTTCCTCTTTCTTGCGGCCCTCCGGTCCGACTAAGAGAGAACTTTTCCAAGAAAAAAACTCTACGAAAAAAAGAAGGATCCATAAGGAGGAAAAATCGGGATGGCAGTCAAGCCTAAAAGATATCCTCCTCGGGGATTATTTTTAAGGACGTATGGCAAGCAATAAGAAACTAAACCAAGGACAACAATGGATTCCGACAGTCCAGCAGGCTGTCGAGGACTCCTTCGATTCCCGGCCTGCCGGGATGCCGTCGCTCTCGGTCATCAAAGGAGAAGCGGCAAAAATGGGGCTTCCTGATTCCGACGCGGAAGCGATCTACGATGCGTGGCTGGCGAGCGGGTTCCGCTTGAAGGGCGGCCGCAAGATTAGAGACTGGAAAGCCGCTATGCGGACCTGGAAGCGCTACCGCGCTTTCCCCAGCCAGCAAGGCGCGCGGCCTCAAATGGCGATAGCTAAGTTCCCGGTTCACCGGGAATACGCCATCCGGTATTACGAGGACCACGGCGAGAAGTACCGGTGCGTCCGCATAGGGAACTACGCTTACCAAAAACTGCTTTCTACCGGGGGCTACTGGGCTCGGATGCCCATCGATACCCCCGAACGGGCCCATGCGGTCCTGGAACAGATCAAGGAAATCTACTACCGGGAGAACCCATGACCTACGTACTTTGCGGGGTAAGCGCCTGGATTGTGCTGACCCTGCTGATGCTGCGCTTCTTTAACTGAGTTGTAACTAGTTGGAAATCAACGAATTTTTCGGCGGCGCGCCGATACCGCAACGTTGCGCATCGGCGGCGCGCCGATAGCCTACGTTGCGCATTTATGAGTGATTACTTATGTAAGAATCTTCGGCTTTCTATCCGCCGTCTACAAAATGGCCAGATCGAGATCCGACTGGCTGACGATCTGAAGATGGAGGAAGTGAATCTATGTTACGGGGTAACGGAACGAGAAGACGGAAAAGAACGGAGGTATTACCTCCGGGAAGCGATGGTGATAGCAATGCGGCGAGTGGTGCAAAAGGCGATCGAGGAGGGGCTGATCTCGGACTCCCCTGGCGAGTCGAGGAATTTGAACATTGGGATTACCCCAGAGGCTGGCCCACCCCAACCCGGCCTGTCTATCACGTTCTCGACCGACATGGAATTCTAGTGGCTGTATTTATGGATCTACAAAGCGCTAAAATCGCGGTAGAGGTCCTGGGATGGACCTGCTCGAATTCCGGCGAGCCTGCGGCGAGTGCTCTGACGAAGAACTCGTCAAGGCTGTAGCCGAGATTGATCCGAGCGTCCAGGTGCCCGATCAAGCCAAGGCATGGATCTGGGCCCTGGTTAAACGGCTCCTGGATACGGAGCGCTATGCGCTAGCCGGGATGCTGCTCTGGGGCCCTGCCCTCTTTAACGGGGGCCCCAGGGCCGTCCAGCAACTGCTCAAATTCGTGCGCTCGACCCAGAACATGATCGTCCTGGGGGCAGCCGCCATGGGTAAAACCTATACCCTGATCTGCTATACCCTTTTAGATTGGATCCGGGATCCAGAGCATACCGAGATCAAGATCATTTCGACGACCGGCGGCCACGCTAAGAGCCAGTCGTTCTCTACCCTGCAACGGCTTTACCAGGCTGCCATTGTGCCCCTACCCGGGCTTTCGATGGACGGTTTCGTGGGCCTTAATCCCAAGGACCGGCACTCAGCAATCACCTTGGTTGCGATCCCACAGGGCGAAGATGGACGTGGGGTGCTCCAAGGATTCCATCCCGTCCCGAGAAAACGTCCGCACCCGATCTTCGGGGCGATGAGCCGGGTGCGGGCTCTTCTTGATGAGGCCGAGGAAATACCGAGCGGAGTTTGGGAGGGGGTCAGTAACCTATTGGCCTCTGCCTGGGGCCCGGAAGCGGTAAAAGTCTTCTGTGCGACTAACCCCCGCGATGTAACCTCGAAACTGGCTCAGTTGGCCGAGCCGGTGAACGGCTGGACCACTCTCAACCTGGATACCGACAAGGAATGGGTATCGAGCGAGCGCTGGCATGTGCTGCGCCTGGATGGGATCGATTGCGAGAACGTGATAGAGCGGACGCTGGTTTACCCCGGGTTTTTGACCTGGGACGGTTACCAAAAGTTCGCTCTCGAGCTGGGGGGCCAGAGTCCGAAGTACCTGACCTTTGGCAGGGCCATGTATCCGCTCTCGGCTCTGCAATCGACCCTGATTGCTTACTCGCTTTTGGAAGCGGTGGTCGGCCAATTCATCTTTGACCAGCGCACGGTGGGCTGCGCCGGGATCGATCTAGCCAGTGACGGCGGCGGCCGGATCATTGCCTTTGTCGGCAAATACGGACGCGCCATCGGGTTCCAGCCCATTAACGGGCAGCCTACTCTGTGGAAGAAGCCGCGTTACTGTGTCCAGGCCGAACAATACTACGAGATGCCTCAGGAGCGCACCATCGCGCTCGCGAACTCAATCGAAGCTCGGCTTACCGGCTTACATATTCACCCGGAATGGACAGCCTGTGACCGGACCGGGGTCGGCACCGGCCCGCATGACGCATTAGTCGAGCAATGGAGCCCGCTCGTGCGCGGAGTCATGTGGGGCGCCGAAGCCACTCCCTTAAAAATCCTGGCTGATGATCATGACTTCGCGGTCGAGATCTGTGACGGGATCGCGGTCGAGATGTATCTAAGAGTCCGGAAATTTCTGGAATTCGGGTTCCTGGCGTTCCATCCCCAGATCCTTACGGCCCAGCTTTTTAAGGAGCTTAGCGGCCGCCGGTATCAGCCCGCGACTAAGGGCCCCAGCGGTAAGCCCCGGATCCGGCTGGAGCCCAAGAAAGAGTTTAGACATCGGTTGGGCTGGAGCCCGGATATCGCGGATGCCTTAGTCATGATGTGCCATATCTGTGCGCTTAACGGTCCGGAGAAAGCAAGCATGCTCGGCAGCAACCGAGCAGTGCTGAGACAGCCCACAGGCAACATCGGCCACCGGGAAAAAACCGCGTATGTCGACTTCTCTCAGGATGTCTGATATTTTCGCACTGCTACAAGCGTCCTCCCCAAAAAAGTCAAATGCGATCCATTCCAGCGTTTTCTAAGAAATCAGGCACCGGTCCCACAGTGGGCGGCGGCGGCCAGCGCGCCGGTTTCACGCCGAACGTGAAGAGTACCAACGCCGGTAAACCCAAGAGTCCGCCGCATATGGCGGGTGGTGCCACCGGGGGCGGCCATACCGGGGCTAAGCCTAAAATGGGGCACCCGGCATTTAAATCTCACTCCGGTGCAGCGGCCAAGAGCGTCCCGGCGTTTTCCAAGGCAAGATCCAGCGGCAGAAAAACTCCGAGCACATAAAGCACACTGATGAGTGTGCAATTCGGCATCATTACGGCGGTTATGCCGCCGGGTGGCTGGCATTATCCCCAGCTTCTTTCCAGCGGCCAGACGGTCAAGCTCTCCAGCCACTCATTCGAACAGATCCTGGCCGACATGCTGGATTTCCGGCGCAGGCACAGTGATCTGTGCGGCGGCGCGGCTAAAGCCACGATCGAAGCGGTCCGAGCCGATCTCAAGGCTTACATGTGCGCGCACTTCCGCCAGAACTGCGCGGACTCGCCCGGAACCAATACCGTTACCGCCAGGGCCCCCGGGATCGGGATCACCCAATACCAGCGGCCGATCGACCGCACCGCAGACTGGCTAGGCCGGATCGCGAAAACCAGCATCCCTAAAGTTGACCCGGCACTGGCGGCATCTCGAGCCCAGGTCTGCGCGACTTGTCCGCAGAATATCCGCTGGGCGACAGGATGCGGGCCCTGCAACGAGAATGTCTCCATAGGAATCCAGAACGCCAAAGGCAGTCTGGCGACTCCCTATGACCGGCACCTATTCAGTTGCCGGATCTTTGGCCATGCCAATGAGGTCGCGATCTGGCTAAGCGACACTCACTCAAGCTCTGAACAGAAAGCCCCAGCAGTTTGCTGGAAGAATCAAAATGGCTAAGAAAGTACCCCTCCATGATGGCGGCTTTGCCATCGTCGATGATGAAGATTTTGACCGCGTAGTTGACTTCCGTTGGTACCGCAATGCCTACGGCTACGCAGTCCTTTGCAATGGCGTAAGTCTCCACTCAAAGATAATCGGGCGGAACCCACCAGGATTCGTCACCGATCACAAGAACGAGAATAGGCTCGATAACCGCAAAGAGAACCTCCGGTTTGTCACCAAAAAGTTGAACAACCTCAATTCCTCGAAGCGCAAGTGGATCATGGTTCATCAAGGGAAATGGCGTGTCCGGTTCAAAGTCGGTGAAATGATGATTGATATTAGCGGAATCGCCACGGAGCCGGAGGCACGAAGCATCGCTCATCTTGTCAAGGGGTCACTGATCTATCACGAGCTAACGAAAGGAAAGACCTGTGGCATCGGATAACATTACTGCTTCATTCGGGGGCGAACAGTTAGGGCGTTTCGCCACTCCGGTCTTTGAAGAGGGAACGACCCGGGTCATTAACCGGCCGATCAGTTCAGCTTACCAGGCTTACGAAGTTTTTCAGCGGCTCCAGCGCGATAACCAAGCTCGAGCAAATCGCAATAAACTGATCTCCGACTCCTACAATGGCGGCAGTCCGTTTGATCAGAAAAAGCTGGATACCAATAGTGAAGGCTGGCGGGCAAACTTCTCGACCCTGGTACTGGCTACTTTTGTCGACCGGGTCACTCCCAGGCTAACGGATGCCGTACACGGCATGAAGTTTCTGACCGCAAGCCAATTACCGGACTCGTTCCTTAACGCAACCGATAAGACCCAGAAGTTCCGCGAAAGGACCACTGAACAGATCCGGGCCTGGAACGGCTGGATCGATTACGCCGAACAAGTCGCCACTGAGAATGTTCTTTACGGCTACACCAGCGCCGTCCAAATGGACCAATTCGAGTGGCGGCCGAAAACCTTCCGCCAGGAAGACACTCTTTTTGACGAGCAAGCGCCGCAACTGGCCGAGAAACTCCCGGTTTTTGTGGTCAAGGCCAATTATTACATCCACGAGGCGGTCGCAATTATCGAGGACTCAGAGGCGGCAGACGAAGCCGGGTACAACGTCAAGAATATCCAGGGCGCGATCGAGAAAGCTTCGCCGCCCTACGACAGTTTTGTTTATAACCCACGTCAGCTCTCTGACATGGTCCGGGAAGGGAATCTCTATTATTCCTTCCACCGCTCGAGTAAAATGATCGAAACGGCACACGTTTTTGTGAAGTGTTACGATAACACGGTCGATCACTGGTGGGTTAACCGTAACGGCGCCAAGCGCTCTAACCAGGGCTCTCGTAACAAGACCCAGAGCGCCAGGCAGATTGCGCCGGTAGAGGGAGAAGGTACGAATGAACCTCGCCGGATGGAGGACGACCCTTATGAGCTGGGTTATTTCCAGGCCGTTGCCGAGGCCATGGATGATTGTATCACCTTGTTCAGTTTCCAGGCTGGCAATAACCGGCTTTTCGGGAGTAAGGGGATCGGTCGGCTCTTATACAATATTTGTTTAGCGATCGAGAAATGCCGGATGGCGTTTGTGGATGCTATGTGGATTAGCGGGATGCTGGTCGGCCAGGCCGAAGAAGCCATTATCGGTCGGCTCCAGCCTCATGTGCGCAGTCCCTTCATGATTATTCCGGAAGGGTTCACGTTGCTGATGCAGCAGTTCAAGGTCGATATCAACGCGTGGCTGGGGTTGGATCAAAAGCTGATTAATACGGCTGAGATTATTGCCGGGGCATTTATGCCCGATCAGCAGCAGATTAGCAATAACGGGCAGATGATCCAGACCGCGACCAAGGAATCGATCGATGCGGTCAAGGAAGAAGAGGTGAAACAAGGGATGATGAATAGGTGGTGGGTCCAGTTCACCAAAGGCGTCAGCTCGATGCAACGCCGGATCTATTCAAAGACCAATTTGCGGGCCGCACTGAAACAGCGCAAAGCAAGGCTCAAAGCAGCGGACAGCGGCAAAAGCCTGATTGCCCAGGATCTCTACGACGCCATGATGGAGGTCGACCCCGATACCAGTACCCAGTTTGTCCGGGCGCCGGACCTAGGCCAGGCCGATCAAGCCAGTGTCGAGACGATCATGGCGCTAATGGACGACGGGCTCTCGATTCAGGAAATCATTATTCTCGCGCATCAACCGGCGACCGAATTTACTTCTCACGCTGGCCGGGACGACGACATGATGTTCCTCCAGTTTTATCAGCTGGCCAAAGGCAACCCGAATTTCGATCAGTCCAGGCTCGACGAAATGGCCGGGAACCGGATGATCGGCTTTAAGACTTGCAAGGAGCTGTACGTGCCTCAACCGGGTCAGACCAGTGATATTGAGGCCCAACGCAGCCAACAACTCGAGTGGACCACGATGTTAGGCGGGATTGGTGTACAAGTTTCTCAGCGCGATCCGCATATGCAGCATTTTCAGACCCTGGTTCCGGCAGTAGCTGAT